TCAAAGTTGCGAAGCAACTTTGCGAGCTGACGGCCAAAGAGCCCCTCACGCTCGTGAAGCGGCTCACGGCTCGGAGCTACGTGTGGGACTTCGTCCCACACAGCTCCCTCGGGTAGAGCCCGAGTGCCCTCCCCCTTCGGGGGGAGGGCTCTTTTTTTTGCAAAGAGTCGCTGGAGATCGAGCATGAAGCCTTCAAGCCAAAGCAACCTAAATGCGCTATTTGCCAGGAAGCCTACAAGGCTGCAGATGTGGCTAGCTTTCAACACTCAGGATCAGCATGACATTCGCAGCATAGCTTGCGAAGAGGTGCGGCAGGAACCCTTGGACGTCTCGAAGCCTTTGAAGGCTGTAGGACCTCAATAAGTGGCGTTTCGTAGGTCGAAAGTCCTACGCCCGAGAGGCCGATCGGCCCTATCCGATCGGTTCTCGATCTGCCATACTAAAAGCCGGTTCCGAACCCAAAGCCTTAGCCTCAAGTGGCATGGGACTCCTGGTTGGCTGTGATGTGGTTCGATTCCACATGGTCCCAACGAAGAAAGGCTACAAGATGCATATGGTTCTGCCCATCGAGATCGGTCATGCCGTCTTAGTGATCTACCATCTCGTCGTTACGCTGGGTCGCTAGTGAACGCACAGGATCAGAGAACAAGAGCGATAGAACTCGCTATTCACGAAGAGCTCGTAGCTGAAGCTTACGACGCTAACGATAGCATGGCTTCCCATGCAAAAGATCAGCGCATCGTTGCTGCGGCACTACGGCTCTATGCTGCGATGGTTGACCCACAGGAAGCCTTCGTAAGGCAACTGTACTATGCTCACGACGATATTAGGACGAAGGATGCGGTTTTGGGCATCCTACAGGAAGCCTTACGGCTCGTGGATGCTCCGGCTGTGATCGAGTCGCCATAGAAACTCGTGTGGGCTCACACTTTAGGGTGTGAGCCTTCCAGACTAGCTATTGGTTCTACACTTTCGCTAGCTCCGGCTGCGAACGAGTCGAAACTTCACCCAATAGCTAGTCTGGAGGGCTCCCTCCAGAAAGGCACAATATGATTCCACAGTATCCTCCGACTCCCATGATGCAGTTGGTCGATGTGGTACGATCGGCAAACGAGGAGTGTCAGAACCTCCTGGACTCGAAGCCGAGCCTCACATCGGTCACGGAAGGCATCCTCATGCCGGATGGCAAGACCCTTGCAAGCATCGCTTGCAAGCGCTCCAAGACGGGTAAGATCACCGTTACTATCAGAGCGCAAGCTCTGACGCTGGAGGCAGCAAAGGATGAAACACCCTAACTACGAACCGGATGTGACGGGGCCGCTCGAAGGCGAGCGGCTCCTTGTCCTCCTCGGGCTTGCGAAGCCCCAAAAATACGAGATTTACTCAGAACCCTCACGATACAACGACGGCGTGGTGTTCAAAGCGTTCAAGTTTCCAAGAGAACGCTACGCTGCGGCATTTTACGCACCAGATAAGCTGGTGCAAGAAGTCAAGGGACTAGGCAAGGAAACCTTCAAGCTCATTGAGGCAAAGGGCTTCGCTGCCTGGGGCACCATATTATTCCCAAGACTCGCCGGTCGTTCCGTTTCCGATCTTCCGTACGAGTCATGGCAGATTGCCGAACACGAGCATGACGAGTGCAATCCCGACAACTGCCCTGTAGGGTATCACGTTTGCGGTGTATGTGACACTGAAGTCGAAGGTTCTCTCAGCGGGCATAGCTGCACGTGGTACTGCGATACCCATGACAGAAACATGTACGTCGATGACGTCTGCCCCGGCTGCGAACACAACAACGGCACCTGTGAGCCGTTGTACTGCGGCGAAGGCGCTCATACTTGTGACCGTCAAGGCTGCGATACGGTCATAGACGGCTCGACGTACAACCACGTCTTAGACGTTCACCACCGCACAAGCCGCTAATAGACTTGGAAGGGGCTGTTGACGCTCGGTAGCCTTGACGAGTATTGCAGTGTTAAACACGAGCCGCACCGTGTCCCGATAGTGCGGCACCTATCGCTCAGCTGGAGCTTGTAGCCTTGGTTCGATTCCAAGGAGAGCGTGTTAAGGAGTTTATATGGCGATTCTCGTAGCGAGCCATTCGGGTGACCCGATCGAACTCCTCGGTCGCAAGAAACCAAGCGATAAGTATATGCGCTATGGTGCTGAGATCGAGACCGGTTGGAGAAACAGCACAGACTACATAGGCTATCACGAAGCCCTTAGTGCTGCAGGACTCGATAACCTCGTGGTATCCAAAAGCGACGGCAGTATCTCTAGCTCCTATGGGGCTGAGATCGTAACCGTTCCCCTCAAACTCGAAGAACTCGTTGAAGCGGTAGGCCGCATAGGCGACGTCTTTGAGGCACAGCACAAGAAGGCACAGATCGGCGGCTGTGGCGTTCACATTCATGTGAGTGCTAAGCCGCTGACCGAACAGGCACGGTTTCGTGCTATGTCGGCCGTGATGTTCGACGCATTGACCTGGAAGCGCTGTGGCAAACGTGCCCCAAACGGACACGAATTGAAAGTTGCAGAACTCAATGCGTTTTGGGACCTCGTTGCTCTTCGTGGTAGTGAGAACTACTGCTCCAGAGTCTCGATGGGTCGATCGGAACTCCTGCGTAACTCTTCGCATAGCTACGCAGCAATTCAGGGGTATAGAAAACCCACGATCGAGTTTCGCATCTTTAAGACCTCACGGTCTGCGAAGGTGTTGCGTAGCTATCCGGAAGTAGCAGCCGCTATCACAGCGTTTGCTGCATCGAACATAGCGATGCCGGAACCCGAAACGAACGAGGGAGGCATCGACAGGAACGCCTTTGCCGAGAAGTGCATGGAGCTCTATGCAGCAGAGCTGTGGTCGAATACCGACATGGTACCTATTCTTCAGGCTGCAAACTGCACGAGCATGGCAGAAGCGATGGTGCGGTTCGGAATCAACCAGGGGCACTATAGCGAGAGTCGGGGAGTACAGACGAGTCTTTGCAGTCCTCATTACTGCATTAATTACCAAGAACACGCTGCAGAACGCGTTAGGTGGTATCACAATCACGTCTACCAGCCGAGTTTCCTCGCTGCTATCAAGAACGTGTCGCAGAACTATGGCACGTTTTCGTGGGGCTTGAACACAGAAACGATCAAGGGGCTCTTTGCCAACATCGCAGATATGCCGGAGAGTGAGAGCACTGCGACCTACCCTTCGGCTAATACGGACCTGTGCTGGCCGTTGATTTTGGGTAGCCACCAAGAGTTTCAAGCAGCACTATTTTACAGTCAATCGGCCGCAGGAGGTATGATAGCTCTGCCGTATGTCGGTGGGTTGCTGCCGGTGCGAGAGTTTACGGGATTCGTTCTCGATCAGCGCAGTAAGTATCCCAACTTCGCACGGCGCTTAGATTTGGAGCGTTTCGCTCCATATCGTCCCGGTGGTACGTTCGTCACCGTTCCCGACTTCGACGGGACGCAACCCCACGACGATCTGCGAGTTGGCTGCAGACTAGAGAATCAGTATTCGGAAGAAGTTGCCCGGGTGATTATCACAGACGATAAGTACCAGGCCAAGGTTAAGTACGAGAACGCAACCAACACGGCGTGGGTCAGTTTGCACGACTGGAATCACGTTTGCGAAGGCGCAAGTCGCCTAGAAAGCTGGGCAGAGTAAGTGTGCGTCATCGCTGTCGTTAATCCTGGGATCGAGATGCCCGATAATTGGATTAAGCTCATGACGGAGCGTAATCCAGATTGGTGGGGCATGAGCTTCAAGAAAGACGGTGTCCTCCATGTTCGCAGAGGACTTTCACTCCGGAGCGCTTTGCGAGCATGGCGCAAAGCCCCACTAGATTCGGAGCGTATCTTTCATGCAAGAATCGGGACCTCGGGGACAAAAGACATCCGCAATACCCACCCGTTCGATTGTGGGGAGAACGGCGGGCCAAGACGTCTACTTTTCCATAACGGAATGGTCGGAGTACCGATCGTTAAAAGAGAGTATTGCGATACGTGGCACCTGGCGCAGTCTCTACGAATCGGAACGAACGCGGAGATTCAGGAAGCGTTAGTATCCTACGCTGCAAGCGAACATAGCAGGTTCGTCGTTCAGAACCAGGACCCCGACGTGCAGACGTTGATGTACGGTCGTTGGGAGAAGAAGCAGGGAATCCACCTCTCAAATACGATCTTCCTGCCGTATGAGAAGGGGATGTACAGCTTTGGTGGCTATGGCTACCAAAGCCCTTCACCCTTAGAGACGATGAAGTCCGAAGAGGACGAATGGATTGAGTACGACGGTCGGTTTCCTAGTCGCTATCGAGGTGCGTCGGTACAGACGTACAACTCGAAAACCGAGCGGTGGGAAGAACGACTTAGTATTCCCAGTGAGTCGTCCTCAGAAGAGGAAGTCCTTGCGTTCTTTGCTCGGCTCGATCGTGAAGAGGACGAAGCACAGGCTGCCTTAACCGGTTCCATGATGCCTCGGGGCACACACAGCAACCGACGCATCGAAGCACAGATCGACCTTGCAACCGATGCTGCAAGTCTGTATCGCATATCCGATCAGGATACGGTGTACGAACGGACGTACAACCATCTCCATGCGATGACAGATGCAGAGTTTGAAGAGGTCGAGAGAGCAGCAGGATACGGTATCCATGCTCTCGAAGCTATCGTGGATGAGGCATACGAGAACGTCGAGCAACACTCGTACCTCTACCCAGCACCCGAGAAAGACTAGTCGGTAGCTAGAAAGCCCCTTCGGGGGCTCGTCCGCACAACTCACCGCCCCTTTGCGGACCTGATGACGGAGGGGCTCTTTTGCAAAAGGAAAGTAATTTGGAACTCTTGAAAGCGGAGTACAACCAGCTCCTCTCGACCGCCCGGTCGGCTCTCGCTGGGGCTGCGGCCCTTCGGGATCAGATCGTGGAACAGGACCCGGACTTCGCCGGGCCTTCCCAGGACCGCCTCGAAAAGGCGATTAAGAACGCCTACAAGGCTCGTACCTTCTCGGGTGTCCCGCTGGACCTTCCGGCCTCGGCGAATACCTACCGGAAGAACACGAAGCCCGGTGGTCGTAAGACCCGTGACCGGATTGCAGGGAGCGTTTCCTAGTAGTAAACTGGGGTATGCCTAGTCTTACTGCAGACACCCCAGTTCTCATAGATGAGTGTGACCGAGAGCTTTTCGAGGCTCATACTTGGTATGTGAATCACGGAGCGCTCTTTAATAGCCGAAAGGGATTATTCCACAGGCTAATCATGGATGCTCCACCCGATAAGTACGTTGACCACATTAACGGGAACAGACTCGATAACCGTCGAGAGAACCTGCGTCTCGTGACCCCTAAGGGCAACAGTGGCAATGTACACCGTAACAAGCGCAATACCTCGGGCTACCGAGGAGTGTATTGGAACGGCAGGGAATGGGTTGGAAATGTGCAACACGAGGGAAAGCGGAAGAGGGTGTGCTCCTCTCCTTACCTTGAGTTCACCGCTGCACTAACCTCTACGTGGAGAACTCTCTACATGGAAGGAGCAGTGAGCTAACTTGCATCCATATTTCCGGCTCAACGATGACGAACGAGACGCCTTCGACCACGATGGTCTCATCTCGTTTGCACACGACGAGGAGCTCACCTCTCGTCAGGCTCACACGGTCCTCGATGCTCACAAGCGCATCTATGGGGATACAAGCAAATGTCCGTACTGCGTCGAAACCTTACTCCGTAGGGCTGAACGTAGTTACGAACGACCCGCTGCAGAGCCCGTCCGCCGGAGCGACTAATTCCTAGTAATCACTCAGGGGGTCTGGAGCCTTTCCAGGCCCCCTTTCTTTGTTTGAGGACAAAAATGTTCAACCTCGCCGCACAAGCCTTCACGAATGGAGTACCGGCTTGCATCCAGATTCTAGCTGGGACGGTGTCTTTGGCCGCGTGTCAGACGCCGACCCCCTCCCCCACCCCAACACCCTCGCCGACCCCGATCGTGAGTTTTTCCCCCTCGCCATCTCCTACGCCTGCTCCCTCTCCGACATCGACCTCCACACCCTCCTCGTCGCCGTCTACGCCACCTGTGAGTACAGGGCTACCCTACCCGCAGCAATGTACTGTGCTGTACCCGAAGAGCGTAGCGTTCTGCTCGCCGCTTCCAGCGAATCCCGTAACGAGCTCCAGTAGCTCCACTTGGGATTCGGCACAAGGTAGCGGAGGGGCTATTTCGCCGATTCAGGTCTCTGAGATCGGTGATCCCCCGAATGACGGCTCGTTCCCGACTGTATACGGGACATATACGCCCCTCGTATCGGTAGCAGTAGACTGCGACCTCGTATCGTATGGAGCGTACACCTGCCTTCAGAAGGGTGGGAACCCTAATAGCACCTTTACCTCCCCCGTCATGCTCCCCGAGGAGCTGATCGTCGAGGGAACGACCGACGCACATTTCAACTACGGGAACCTTTCGCTCAAGGCGACGTTCTCGTGTTGGCTCTGCGGCACAAAGAGCGGTGCCGAACCCTCGAACCCGATCAAACTCACGGCTGGTGAGACGTTCAACGTCGGCACGGCTGGCGTTTGCTCTTGGAGCGGAGACGGTACGGGATGCTCGGGGTCCTATGCGACCTACATCGCAGGTGACCTTGGTAATCTCGACCCGCTAGAACTCCTTGCTGCTCTTGCAGTCCCCGATGGTTACATCCATCACGCCCTCAAGATCACTCCGGTATGCAACGGTACGAAGTTCGTACTACCTGCTACGGCAAGCGATGGGCAGTGCGAACGTGGGACGAACGGTGCAAACATCGCAACCTCTTCGGGTTTACCCGAAGGCTCGCGTGGTTTGTATCCGCTGACGTTCGCACAGATCGACGCGCTAGCAATCCCGGACTATCAGAAGGTCATCCTGCGCACCTGGCATATGTACGGCGTCATCGACTCCGATACGGGATGGGGTGGCAGCTCGTATGCCGCAGCATCCGCGATCCAAGGTGCCCAGGCGTACCTGCAGATGGGTCTGCCCGATGCTTGGGCTACCCTTGCGAAGTACGAACAGTCCGAGGGTAACGGCAAGTACGTGCAGACGAACAACAACGGGCCGCAGAGTTACACGTTCGACATGAGCGGACTGAGCTTCTCGAAACTCCTATGGTGCAACAACCAAACCTGTTCGTAATACACTAGGGACTAGCATCCCTGCTAGCGAAACAAGAAGCTCCTACCGAAAGGTAGGGGCTTTTTGTATTTTAGGAGGACTTACTATGGACTTAGAAACAAAACTCGCCGAGGCTCTTGCAAAGATGTTTGTAAACAGTCAACGGGCCCCACGAACCTGCGTCGAAGGGTTCGACGCAGCCGCCGCTATCGCTCGCGAGGTCGTTGCGAAGAGAGACGCTGAAATAGCCCAAGCATTGGATGATCTTGCTAGATGGGAGTCAATAGCCCGCGACAGCATAAAGTACGGCTTGAAGAAAGACGCGGAGGTTGAGAGACTTGTCCAATGGCTCGTGGAGAAAGACGAGGAGATTGCGCGTCTGAAAAAGGACGCAGAGAACGCGGCCGCCGAAGCGCTCACCGTTACGGCGTTTGACTTCGGCGACGGTAACGGGCCCGTACCTGCTCACAAGCACTCCAATGGTGGAGGCTGGGTAGCTGATACCGCGAAGGTTGACAATACAGCCTACGTCGGACGTGAGGCGCGGGTGTTCGGGTACGCTCGGGTGTCCGAGAACGCTCTTGTGTTCGGGAACGCTCGGGTGTTCGGTAACGCTTGGGTGTTCGGGGACGCTTGGGTGTCCGGGGACGCTCACGTGTACGGGGACGTTCGGGTGTTCGGGAACGCTCACATGTTCGATAACGCTAGGGTGTCCGGGTATGCTAGGGTGTCCGAGAACGCTTCGGTATACGGGGACGCTTGGGTGTACGGGGACGCTTGGGTGTCCGGGGGCGCTCAGGTGTTCGGGGGCGCTCAGGTGTTCGGGGACGCGGCGGTGTATCAGAACGCTCGGGTGTTTGGGAACGCTCGGGTGTACGGGTACGCTCGGGTGTTCGAGGACGCTCGGGTGACGAAATGAGTGACCTAGAGGAGGAGCCGGGGTAGTTGGGTAGAAGTGTGATGTGTGACCCCAACGATTTCCTATATACCCTGGGGTCACACATCACAGGTCACACTTAAGGAATTAAATGAACAATTTACCTGATTCTACAAAGGTTTTTCCGCTACAAGCAGGTTCCAAAGTCCCCCGACCGGGCTCCCGAGGACACTTCGATGCGAAGCCCCTCGATCAGTTCAACTTCTCAGTCGTCCCCGAGTACTACAACTACGGGATCAGTCTCGACGGGCAGTATGCCTGTCTCGATATTGACGATCCCGACAAGTTTCACCTGTGGCGCGAAGCGAACGGCTTTGACATTCCTGTAAGCTGGAATCAAAAGACTCGCCGTGGTACCCATTACCTTTTCAAGTGGACCGGCGGCGGAACGAACCAGAAGCTCGAAGGTGCGGACCTCAAGGTTCGCGGTTACATCGTAGGGCCAGGGTCTATAGTCAAGGGGTATCAATACACCTATATTGGCGGAGACGTCGTGGAGCCCACGGGATGGATCGTTGAAGCTTTGCAGCGCGACCCAGAGCCCATCGTACCCAAAGGTGTCGAAGCAAACGGCATCGCTTCTGGCGAGCATAATGAGGCTTTGTTCCGTATGTCGTGCTGGCTGCGTGGGCAGTACAACCTCTCAGAAGAAGCTATCGAAACCTTTTTGAAGCGCGGCCCTATGTCGATCCTTAAGGACTACGACCCGGAGCGCCCGTTCACAGAACGCGAACTCAAACGCATTGCCCGTTCGGCTGCAGGCTACGACATCGAGGAGAAGGCGATCCTCGCGTCCTCGCTTCGCCGTGGGTCCGATGTTCGTGAGTATGACGACGACGTGCGCTTCATCCTACCCGGCTTCGTGCCCATCGGCGCACTAACAATCCTGTATGGAGACGGCAAGATCGGGAAGTCCTCATGGCTTAGTTGGCTTGCGGCTCGTGAATCGAAGCATGCCAACGTCATCTTTATCCCTTCGGGCGAAGAGACGTTCGAGCAGTTCGTTCGTCGCTGCCGCCTCAACGGCGCAAACGACAGCAACCTGTACGAGTACGTCTCCGATGGCCCGCTCCTCCCGAAGCGTACTGCGGCCCTTGAGAAGGCGGTCTCGACAGCAGGGAACGTCTCGCTCATCGTGATTGACGCCCTGTATTCACACTTCGAGTCCTCGAGCGGTGAGAACGAGGCAACCCGTGCCCGCTCGAAACTTACCCCCCTCGCTGAGTTCGCTCGCGAGTATAACATAGCCGTCGTCGGCACGATTCACGAGAACGCAGGCGGTGGGCTGCTCGGCTCCCGCGAGATGCGCAACGTCTGCCGCAGCATGATCCACGCGGTTCGTAAGGGGAAAGGCCCACTGACAATTTGGTCAGAAGGCGCAAACGCCTGGTCCCCCGACTACGGCGTCACGTTCCCCGGCACCGCAATCCCGAACCTCGACCGAGACGGGAACCCCGTTGTGTTCAAGGACCTCTTTGGGGAGGACGTGTACTCTGCGACCTGGAAGCTCGACCTTGGCGGTAAAGCTGGAGAAGAGAAGCCCGATTCGGGTATCGTCTATGAGGACGGAATCCCGCGCACGGGACTGGATGAAATCTACGAGCCGACCATCGAGGATCATGCTGTATACTACCTACGACGAAATCCGGGAGCGACCTGGAAAGAGGTCGCTGACGGCATTAACGCGAGTCACACTTACATCCGAAAGATCGGGACCAAGATTCGCGAAAGAGTAGATAAAATAAGGGATTTTGAGGATGTGTGACCCTGTTACCTATATATTAGACTATAAGGGAAAATTATAGGGTCACACAGTCACACTTTAGTAAACCAACTAACTTATTTGGAGGTCAAATTGGACCAAAAACTCATCGTCGGGAAGCGCTACAAAACGGGCTTTGACGGAGCCTGGGTCAACCAGGTTCTCGGGGTCTATCCTGACGGCAGCGTCAAAACGAAGCTCATTGGGGTCCCTGAGGGCTGCGAGTACCAATCTGGGGACACTATCTACTGGGCACCGGGGGCTTACCAGGCCCAGAGTCCGACGCCGCTTGGATAACTACGCCTGGCAGACCAAGGAGATCGAGGAGCATGGGGCCGACCCCAAGCGGGGCCTCTTTGCCGACCCTCGCCTCGGCAAGACCCTCTGCGCCGTGCGGCAAACCGAGCGGTGGGACCTCAACGGCCCCATCCTCGTGGTCGCTCCGCTCTCGGTCTGCCCGACCTGGGCTTCTACAATCGACGTAGAGGGGTCTACAATGCCCTACAAGGCCCCCGAAGCCGTCTTAGGCTATATTGGTACCTCCAAGGCCCGAAACGCGCTTGTAGGTCAAATTATGGGGCAAGTGACAAAACCCACATATAGGCAGTTCTTCCTTACCAACTACGAGAGCCTCTCCTGGCTACCAGCCGCGGGGTGGGGGGGTGTCATCTTCGATGAGAGCCACTATATCAAGGGGCCACGGACCGATCGGGGCTTAGCAGCCCGCAGGATTGCCAAGTGCACGAAGTACGTCAGACTCCTGACCGGGACGCCCGCCCCGAACCATTACGGCGACCTGTGGGGCCAATTAGCAGCTCTCGACCCCAAGGAATGGGGCAGCTACTCGGCCTTCCGGCGGCGGTACCTCCTGTGCCACCCCATGTTCCCGAACAAAGTCCTTGAGCATATCAACACGGACGAGCTCCAAGCTCGGATGCTGAGATATGTGTCAATAGTCCGGCGAGAGGACGTTTTCGGCCCCGACACCTGGCAGACCATCCACCGCCGGGTGGAGCTCCCGCCCAAGGCGAGAGCCCTGTACAACAAGCTCGCGACGGAGTGGATTGCCGACGTCGAGGGAGGTTCGGTCGATGCTGCTCATATTCTTAAGCGTCTCATTCGTCTTCAGCAGGTGGCTGCTGGCTACGTACCGACAGAGGACGGGGAGATTGTTGACGTCCACAGTGCGAAGCTGGAGGCCGTTCACGCGGACCTCCTTGAGATCGTCCAGTCCCGAGAGAAAGCCGTAATCTTCCATCGCTTCACCCGCGAGGGCGAGGCATACTTAAAGTTAGCAGAGAAAGTTGCCCCATGTGTAATTCAAATAAGTGGAAAAACCCCAGTCGAAGAGCGCGAAAGCCAGCGCCTGAGGTTCCAGAATTACCCCGGCGCTGCGATAGCTGTGGTGCAGACCCAAGCGGGTGGTATTGGGATTTCTTTCTCGGAGGCTACGCATGCCCTCTTTGTTTCACGCAGTTTCAGCTACGTGGAGGACAATCAGGCCCTAGCCCGAATCTATAAGCCTGGAGCCGTCCGCGTGGCGACGTACTACGAGTGCGACCGTACCGTGGACGGCTACATAGCACAGATTCTCAACAGTAAGCAGAACGTCCATGAATCAGTTACCCACGCCGACCACCGAGCGATGGTCTACGGTGAGATACGAGGCAGGGGCTAATCCGCCCGAAGCAGGAAGGTTAAGCCAGGATGGGCAAGAAGACTCGCTGGAAGACAGTTGTGTCGAAGACTGCCTCGGGCCGGATGACCCGGGGGTAGGCCCGTGGGTATTCGATTTTATGATTGACCGCTTCAACTCGAAAGCAGCACCCGGAGAGAACGGGTGTTTGGAGTGGTCAGCCAGTAAAAGTAGTGCAGGCTACGGCCAGTTTTGGGTCAACGGTAGGTCGCGTCAGGCGCACAGAGTTGCCTACGAGCTTCATCACGGGCGGATTCCAGAAGGGTTGTTTGTTTGCCACAAATGTGATAATCCGCCCTGTGTAAACCCAGATCATCTGTTTTTAGGTACGGCTAACGACAATAATCAAGATAAAATGCGCAAAGGCAGAGGGCCAGACTATACCAAAATGGTATGGACTAAAACCCCTGGCCCGCCAAAACAACTAATATGTAGAAACGGCCACCCTATGGAAGGAGATAACATCTACTATGACCAAGAGAATCGTCGTTGTAGAACCTGCCGTAACGAATGGCAGCGTCTCCGAAGAAGCAGAAGTCGTAAAGTTGCTTGCTGCGACTAGGGGAGCCCCGACCAACATACGGCCCGCGGGGGCACACCGAGACAAACGGCGCAAAACCCGCGCCGAGCAACTACGACAGGAGTTAGAAGATGAATGACGGCGGCGACGAGGAGTTCAGCCAGGGTGACCTGGAAGGTTTCCTATTCATCCTGTGCGTATTTATCTGGGTCGTAGCCCTCACACTACCAGGAAACATTTAGGAGGACCTATCGTGTTAGCAACCATTGCCCTCGCCACACTGTTGGCGCAGGTATCCCAGCCCACGAGCAAGGGGCTCGACTTATGTGCGGCGTCCAATGACATCAAAGTCTGCGACGACGCTATTCACGGATACTATGAGAACTACGCCGACGCCCTGAAGTACAACGATAACGATACGGCCTGCAAAGATATGCTCTACGGCCTGGGCGCGTATCTTTACATTGGCGGCATCGACGTCGCTAAGGGCAAAGACCCGACCGAGGACGCCGAGCGTTCTGAGTCCCTTATGGACGAGATCGAGGACGACTGCGACATTACTTACACAAGTAAGGTCGATGACATCGTCGTCGAGATCAAGAACTGGAAGGCAGGCGACCTGCCCATCCAAGTCCAGGCGCTCAGTATCATTGAGGGCCACCCGGTACAGAAGTCGTAATGTTCAACTGTTTCTTAGGACATATTGGCGAATGGGTTGATGCAGAACTAGTCAGGACGTTTACGCCCGGTCTGTTTAATCAGTCCCTGGGTGTTCAGCAAACCTACGTTAGAGGCCAAAAGCGCCGGTGTATACGCTGCGGCAAACTAGAAATCAGACAGGTATAATTGCCCAGACGCCCTAAGTCTCAGGAGGACAAACCCCTCGTGAAACGGTATCGTATCATTCCTCTCGAAGAGGCCAAGAAGCGCCTCTTGGACGACCTGCGTGAGCAGGGAAAGATAAATGACTGAGCCATGCACGAAATGCCCCCTTTGGAAATCCGCTACCACGAATTGCCTCGGTGGTGTGGGCCCCTCAGGGGGCATTATGGTCGTAGGGGACTATCCATCGGAGTCAGACGATGCCTTCGGTGAGCCCTTCACAGGTCGAAGCGGCGCAATTTTGCGGGATATGCTTGCTGCTGCTGGCATTGAACCGGATTCCGTTCGTTACACTTTGGCGGCACGTTGCCGCCCCGCTAAAAAGCGCAAGCCAACGCCTAAGGAGGTTAATACTTGCCGTGAGTACCTACTATCAGAAATTGCGATTCATCGCCCTACACAAATCATCGCTTGCGGGGATGTCGCATTGCGAGCGCTTCTTTTCTTCGGGGGTGTCACGCGACATCGTGGTCAACGGTTCGAGTTTGGCGCTAGCCAAGGTAATACACTGGCACCTGAGTATGTGCCAACGGTGTTGTCTACGTTACACCCAGGCGCTGTGCTACGAACACCCGCACTCTATGACACCGTTGTGTCAGACCTTAAGCAACTTGGTCATCCCGTCGTCGCACAACCCGTTTCCGCGGGTGAGACTCAGCGCACAGAATTGGTCATTGAGTTTTTCGACTATGGCAACGATGTTGCGAGCTTTCACGGACTGGTACGGCCCGGAGCCATTGTCGCCTGGGACGTCGAGACCAGTTACTGGCAGGACGGCGGAGACCGCGTCATTCAATGGGCCGCAACTATCTACAGGGGAGGCGTGGAGACAACATTATGCAGCGATGACCCAGCTCTACTCGCAGAGCTTGCAGCGTACGCCGGACCCCCCGATGGTATTCTCCCCAGCGATGGCGGAGTCAGCTTGGCAACTGGGCTACAGGGAGTACAGCGGGGAGTCGGCGCTGCCTCTGCAGGCTTCCCCGGACGATCTACCGGAAACAGAAGCAGTGCCGAACTACAATGTCAGGACCCACCCGTACCGGGGGTGGCGCGGGATAGCGGATTCGCGGGGGGCGTAGAGTATGTTGGTCATAACTCGTGGCAAGCCGACATACCCTGGATGGCTAAGATGGGGTATCCAATGCCGCGTGGGCGGGATACTATGGTCCTTGCGTACCTCATGGATGAGACCCAACCCCTTGGACTTGAACCTCTCGCTATGCGCTACCTTGGAGTTGCGGGGTGGAAAGACGAGGGCCGTACGGCTGAACCTGGATCTTTCGAGTTCCAGCTTTACAACGCCCGAGACGCCCTTTACACGGCCCGCCTTTACAAGATCTTCAAAGGAGAACTAGGTGAAAGAATCAAAATCGCCGACTACATCATCGGGCCCGGACAGCAAGCTCTCGCTGCTTGCTCCGCACGGGGGCTACGTGTTTCTCTTCGGGCCGTCGAGGAGGCAGAGCGATTCTATTCGGATCGAGCCCGGGCAGCGCGTCACGATCTCCAACTTTGGGGAATCGAAAACCCAAACGCAACCCGCCAGCTCACCGACTGCCTTGTTAGTCAAGGGTACGACCTCACCGAAGAAACTGAAACAGGCGAGCTGAAGCTCGACAAGGAGGTCCTATCAAAACTGCCGCAGACACCACTGGTCGAGAGTATCCGCGAGTACAAGTTCGCCGAGAAGCGTCGGCAGATGGTCGAGCCCTATCGCCTTGCCGCCCTCTCGGAGGATGGCAGGGTGCATCCAGAGTATACCGTTGTCCGCACTGCCACGGGGCGTACTTCTGCACGGAAGCCGAATGTGCAGCAGGTAGCTCGCGACCCCATTATGCGAGCTATGTTACCGGGCGGGCAGGCCGACTACTCAGCTATCGAGTTCAGACTAGCTGCATGGATTGCCCGCGAGGAAGGCGTCTTAGAGCGTTTTCGCCAGGACCCATTTTGGGACCCGCACCGCTGGTTCGCCGCCTTGTACTACAACATTCTGGAGGAGGAGGTAACCGATGACCAAAGGCAAGTTGCGAAATCTGCTAACTTTGGACTGCTCTTTAAGGCCCTCCCTCCCACTCTCGTGGACTACACCCGTGCAACAACAGGGATCGTCTTGCCTTTGGCAGAAGCGGCTCGCATTCGGCAAGCTTGGCTTAAGGCTCTCCCTGGATTTCCACAATGGTGGGGACGGACCGAAACTTTCATTAAGAAGCACGGTTATGCTGAATCCCCCACTGGACGACGGAGACACTTCGGCCCCCCCATCATCGTCAAGCGAAGCTACAACCTTGCCGAGTTCGTTCGTGAGGGAGTCAATTCGCAGGTACAAGGATTCGCCGCCGACGTCGCTCTACTCGGGCTTCACGGCGCACATATCAACGGATTGCCCATCACAGGGTTCTACCACGATGCCATATCTTTTGACACAGAAGTTGAGCCTGAACTTGTGGCGAGGAACATGCTCGCGGTGCCCAAAAGTATTTTGGGCGACCGCTTCGGAATAGACCTCGACATCCCACTCGCAATCGAACTAAAACAGAACGGAGAGAAGCACACTATGTCCTACCTCAACGGAGAAGTCGTGTGGAAGAATTAATCCTAAGTAGCTCTAGCTTGAAGCTCTTTCGAAACTGCCGGAACGCCTACAAGCTAGGGTACGTCTACAACCTCGACCCGATAGGCACGGAGTCCGAAGCCGTCGAGAACGGTACGGCCATCCACGCCTACTTGGAGCGAGCCGCTAAGGGCGATGACGAGTGGATGCGTGGGGACACAGCGGTTGACCAGAACGGATTGGTAGCCCAATACTTTTTGGAACACCACCCTCTGCCCCCGAACATCATTATGGCCGAGGACCGTGAGTTCTTCGTGAAGCTCCTTGATGACGAGACGTGGATCCGTTGTACGTTCGATCTCGTGTACGAGCGCAACGGCGAGATCGTGATTCGAGACTACAAGACCTTCTCGCGGGCCCCCTCGCTCAACCTCGACCTGGACTTTCAGGCCCGCTTCTACATCGCAGCGGCGCAGAAGCATTTCCAGAAGCCCGTGTCCTTCGAGTACGTGTTCATCCGGCAGACCCCGCCCGGTGTCCCCAAGGACAAGGCGGGCAAGTGCTGGGAGCCCGAAGAGTGCTACCTCTTCTATCCGCTCGACATACCGCAGCAGGAAGCCGACCGCGTATGGGCCGAGGCCCAATGGACGGCAACGGACCTGGAGCGCGCCTTGGAAGACTCGGAGGAGTCCGGTGCCGTGTGGTATCATAACGACCGCAAGGGCTTCGGCGGGTGCGACTCGTGCTTCTACAAGCGCCTGTGTGCGGCCGAGAATCAGATGGGAAGCCTTGACGAGGAGACGATCGCCCAGTTGTCGAAACCAAGAGAACCACTCGTCCTACCAGAAAGGTACCGCCAATGAATGAAGACAATCGCCCAAGCCTAAGTGTGGACGGTGAAACGTTCCGCAAAACCATCGTTAACGCGACCCAGGTTGCGGCTAGGGAAACCCTAGAGTCCGTGCGCCGGTCGCTCAACGAGTCGTACAACACCTTTACGCAAGCTCAAGACCTTACGTCCGTCGAGAAGGAAGAGCTCGCAACGATGACGCGCCTGCGTTTCCAGCAGTTTCAAACAGTTGTAGCCGAGACGCTCACGACGTTCCTTGACACGTTCCTAGCCGACCTCATGGCACTGGAGACGCCCGCAGGGGCCGTGTCCGCCTCAACTGGCGAAATTATTCCTCCGCCCCCGGCCACAGGCGAACCGTCCTGGCAGAAGCTGCACGACATTATCGGCTATAAGTCTGCCGAAGCTAAGTAAGGAGAAGCCGATTATTTACCTACTGAACGCCGACCGCGGCTCGTATGGGTCCGTGAAGCCACTTGTGGACGCGGGCCGTGTTACTCTTCTTCCGTGTGCCACGTATACCGCCTTTGAAGCCCACACCAAAGCTCTTCGCGAGAAGGTCGAGTGGGTAGACGGCGTCAACGAGGCGGGCGACCCTTGTAAGGTCGTCAAGCCACACGACGACCTCGTTATCCTCGACTCCGTTAGCCGCATGGCAGACTCGACGCGAGGAGACTTTAAGCTAGGACCGGACGAGACGGAGTTCTGGGGTAAGCGTGACATCTATTACAAGGGTGACACGTATAACTTCGGAGCATACGAGGCGGCGGGTAACTTCATCATGCGGCACCTCCGAAACCTTAACGTCCGGGGTTACCGCATTGTGGCTATCTGTCACGAGGACGAGCAGAAGGACGAGAACGAGGGTATCAAGAAGCGTGGACCGGCGCTGAACCCCGCCTTTTGGCAGAGCCTCCGAGCGACGAGCTCGGACATCTACCGCCTCACCGTGGTCCCGGAGGATACAACCGACGCCGAGGGGAACCTCGTCGCTCGGGCCGGAACGCGACTCTTGCAGACGACGCTCGATGAGATCGCCATCTGCAAGTACACGGCACCCCCGACTCTTGAAGGAGAGTTCAAAGTCGTGCCGAAATACTTAGCGAACCCCACCATGCGGAAGATCACCCGCATGCTAGGCGTTCAACCAGACTTTGTCACCCTATACGGTGACCCGGGCGCGGGTAAGACCACGCTCGCCTGCTCCGACGCATTCGATGTTAAACCAAGAAAGAAGACAAATGAGTAACGAAGTACAAACGACAAGCCTCGATGAGATTGATGACATCGTAACCCGCCCGGAGGTCGGCCGCTATCGCGGTAAGCTCTTGCAGGTTACGGGTGAAATCTCGTCGGGCAAGAATCCGATGATTACCCCGATCTACGTTATCACGGAGGGCAACTTCGAGGGAGCGGAGACACGCCAGTGGCTCACGCTCTTCAAGAAAAAGTCCAAGAAGAACCAAAAGACCTACGCCTTCGGCCCGATGGAAATCAAGCGCATCTTCGCGCTCGTCGGTAAGCCGCTCCCGGCAGGTTTCAAGTTCCCGATGATCGACGCGGACGACCCGAACGTTGACGAGAACGACAAGCAGAAGGTTGCGGACGCAGCGGCTTCGCTCTTCGCGAAACGCCTTGCGAATCTCGATCTTGAGATCGTAATCTCGGACGATGGCGAGTCGGATAAGATCGACGAACGCACGGGTAAGCCGTACCGGCGCACCCGCACGAGCATCGCGGGCCTCTTTAAGAAGGCCGCACCCGTAGTCGCGGCGGATGTCAAAGACCCGTACGACGACGATGAAGACGAGTGAGCTTGAATCCGTCCTCCAGAAGCGCGTCCTTAAACGTCTTGACGCTTACGGCGGTTTCTGGTCAAAGACCTGGGGTGGGCCCTACGCCCGTCCTGGGGTCTTTGACATCGTGGGTTGCCTTAACGGGAAGTTCGTGGCAATCGAGCTCAAAGCGCCGGGCAAGTACAAAACCCCAACGGCGGGGCTTACCCCGGCACAGTGGAACTATCTCTCACAAGTAAGAGCGAACGGCGGCTACGCCATCGTTGAAGACAACGAAGAAGCGCTCTTCGAGAAGCTCAAAGAGATCGACGCGAAGCCTAGCTAGAAGCTAGGCTTTGCCTTTTCCAGCATGTCGATGTACGGCTTTGCTGCTTTCTCGTACATCTGCAACACCGCTTGCTGCTTCTGTGGGTCGTTTCCAGCAGCGTAGTAGAGTTGCTCGAACCCGCCACCGCGACCTCTGCCTTTCCACAATTGAATCATGCCCGTGCGGGCCACATGGATTGGCCCCGGCTGGTACATGTTGTTTCGGAAGCCGGTGAGCTCGTTCCAATTCGCGAGCGGGTCGTTTGCCACGTCGGCCATCGCTGTCGCCAACTGAGGCGTAGCTGCCTTAGCAACGCCCTGCACCTCATCATCGAAAACTTGGCTGTTAGATTTGGGCACGGTCGGGCCGTTCGGACCGAGGTCCCAGGTGTGCTTCGCGGAGTCGATGAGCGGGCGGAACTGAACGGCCACCTGACCCTGTAAGTGGGTCTTCGTGAACTGATCGAAGTTCATGAAGCCTGCTGGGTCGCCGAGGAACGACTGCCCGATACCTTCAATGATGCCCTGCGCCGCGCCTGAGTAGCCCATCGTGGGCGGCTCGACCTGCGTCGAGCGCTGGATGCCGGTCTTCGGGTCGATGCCGTCGTCCATCTCGCCGTACTGCACCTGGCGGGACGTCTCCTGGTTGTCGGGGTTGTTCGAGTCTTGCGAGTACAGGGCTGCGTTAACTGCACCGCCCATCGCAATCGTGCGGGGGTTGTACGCTTTTTGGAAACCTTGGCGCATCTGCGTCTTGAACCAGTTGAAGAACCACAGGTTCCGCTGGAAGACCTTATCGCCCGCCGTGATGTTCTCGCGGTCACCAAATACCTTACGGACCTCACGCGCCGCACGTTCCGGGCTGTAGCCGCGTTGTAGGAGCTTACCGAGCGCCATTGCGGTGAAGGCATCCTCGTGGATACCGAAGACCGTATCCTGCGCGAACTTGTCGCCGTGGTAGTAGGCAGAGAGTAGAGGCGACCAGAATGTCGGCTCGGCCATGAGCTTACGCCCCTGGTTGAGGCGGTTGTGGGCATCGAGAATTGCCTTCATACGCTTCGGCGTCTCGGCGAGGTTCTGATACTGGTTCATGTTCGGCTTGCCCGCGAACTTGTCGTTCGTAGCTTGCCGTATTTGCATTGACGTGATGCCGAGACCCGGAGCTCCGCGGAAGCGCCAGGTGAGCCCGTGGTCCTCTGCCATCTTCAGAAGCCTAGGATCGACGTCATGCGGGGCGATGAACCCGCGAGCAATGTCCTGGGGAGCTAAGTACCCGTACTCGAACGCCAAGGCAGAGACGTTGCGGATGATGTGATACGGCAAAACCGACATGAAAGCGTTGCGTGTCAGCCCGTTAAGAAGGTCTACGGCCATCTGCAACTTGTGTTCGGGTGTAGGATCGGCCAGGATGTCGCCGTTCATGCCCTTGTCTTGGAACGCCGGGTGAATGTCGTGAGCCGCATCGACGATGTACTTGGGAAGCATCTTGCCCTCGAAGTCATCGACCTTCGTGAGCTGGTCCGTGTTCCAGGTCCAGCGGGTGTTCTTCGATTCCCACTGAGCTTGAATCCGCTTCATGAGCCGGGCCGTCTCGTTCGTGACTTCTTTCTTGCCCTCTTCGGTTGCCTTGCGGGCACCCCAGTTCGATCCGTAGCGAGTGCCGACCGTCTTCTCCGCTTGCTCCGCAACCGCTTTCATCATGTTCTCTTTGCCAGCAAGACCCTTCGTGGGTCCGACGCCAAGCATTACGATCCCTGCCGTCGCTTCTTTATAGTCGATGTCTTTGAGGTGAGGCAGCATATACTGCAGGTAATGCGCCAGCATGTTCGACTTGTTCGCTTGATTAATCATCGAAGCGTACGGGCTCGCCTTCTTGTTGATCTCCTCACCCGCCGTAATCGCCTCGGCAATCGAGTCGTAGTTGCGGTGCATGGTGTTCATGAGTCCGCCCCCGGCTTTCTGTTGGTCGGGCTGCTTCGGGTCACCGGGCTTCGGTTCTTTCTCGAAGAGGCCGGGGGAGATCGCGGTCTTACCGCGAGGGAAGATACCCTCGCGCATCTTCGCAGCCATGCGGGGGGCCAATGCCTCGATCGGGTCATCGAAGAGGTGCTTCTTCGCCATCGTAGTTTGGAACGTGCGCTCGTCTACGGTCACGCCCGTGTCTCCGAGCGGCGTGTGATCGCGGGCGACTGTGTCCATGTCGTGCCCGTAGATCATCTTGCCTTCCTTGGGGCCCGGGACTTCGCCAGGGTTCTTTGCCATGCGCACGAACACGGGCACGACCGTACCACCGCTGGAGAGGCGGCGGCTTTCGATGCCTGCGAGGTACATCTTGGCGGATGTATCCTTGAACGCTTTGATCTGGCTCTTCGTCATGCCAGCGGTCTGCGTGTCGATGTGCTGCGCGAGGGCTTTGACTTCCGCAAGATCGGAATGCTCGTACTGCATGAGGGCGGTCGTAATGTCGCCATTCTTCATCGCCTCTTTGAATGCTTTGAAGTGCGGGCCGGTTGGGCCAGTTGGGAAGAGTTCACCCCAGTTCTTGATTTCCTTGGGCCGAATCTCGTTGTTAACGTGGGCGTACTCCAAGTGGTCCGCGTAGCTTTTAGCGTCGAGCTTGCCGCCACGCTGCATGACGAGCGCCTTCGTGTGCGGGTCAACGTGCAGGGTACCGCCCGCGTGGGGGTCGTGAACGTGCGCCGTGAAGGTATCGTTGTAGAGCTTGTCGTGGTACATTAGGATCGTGTGATCGTCCTTACCCGGGACGATACCTCCACCGCCCTTGTTGCCTTGCAAGAAAACGTCCGTCACGACGCCAGGGGACGCGGCCATCTTGCGGGCAGCTTCGGCGTGAACTGCAGCCGCCTGCTCTCCGAACTTCTGTTTCTGCTCCTCGGTCCACTTCTTACCCGACTCCGCTTCCGCGTGGTCGGCCGCGTTGACCTTCGTCTTGTAGAAGCGGTCACCCATCGGCATCTTGGAAACCCAATGCGTGTACGCAGCCTTCGCTTCGCGGTGGCTTTGACCAAGCGTACTCGTATCTTCTACGGCTGCACGTACGCCCGCCTTCACGAGCTTACCGCCAGCGCCAACGAGCAGACCCGGCACCTTGTTCGCCGGGTTGAACCACCCTACTCCGAAGGCCAAGAGGTCACGAACGTGAGGCATGTCGAAGACGCCCTGCGAGATCGTTGCGTAGATCGACGCTGCAGCTTGCAGGGGAACTTGTACGGGGTCGTTCGTTTGGATCGCGCCTTTGGAGAGGATGCCCGGGCGGGTAACCCAGTACGCTTGGTCCGGCCCACCGAAAGGCGTGTACTTCGCGTTGAGCGCCGCCATGATCTGACGAGCGTGGGCCGGGTCGCGCAGCGCCTTGATGAAGTCTTTGCCGAACTCCCCAAGGTCTTCGTTACCGCGTAGCGCTGCGTCAGCAAGCGACGGGACAGAGGCAACCATCTGGGCTACCGTACCTACGCCGCCAAGCGCGTACTGGGCGGGCGCTGTCTGCACCATCTTGGTGAGCTTCTCTTGATCGTCTTTGGGGAGTTTCTTCCAGGCTTCAGTGCCCATGTACCGAGTGAATACCTCAGCCGGTACGACCGCTTTACCAGCGATGTTGCCGATGGTGTTGATCGTATCCATGTCAGCCTGCGCCTCGGCGTCGAGGATGTTCTGATCCTGCTTGCCTTTGTCGGCAGCCTTTGGGAGAACTTTAACAGTGAATGTACTCTTCTTGTCGGGCGGCTTACCGGCGGCGCGGTTCTCTAGATCGGCGAGGTTCGCTTGGGCCTGCTTTGCGTAAGCGATGCCATCCTTCGGGATGTTCTCGTCGTAATGCCCCAGGTTGTAGGCGGCGTAAACTTTGAACATATCGCCGTTGTAGTCGGCGATGAGCTTCTTAACGAGACGGGCCGACGCCGTGATGTTCTCCTCGGGGTCTGTGATACTCGCCCCCTTGTCCGCCCAATGCGTGAAAGTGTCGGGCTTCATCTGGTCAAGACCTACCGCCCCGTGCGGGGAGATAGCGTTCGGGTCGTCGCTTGCATCTTCGGTGTAGTGCAACGAGCGAAGAACGTTTGGGTCGATGCCCGCTTCTTTAGATGCCCGCACGATAATGTCGTCGTACTTCGAGGTGTAGTTGCCGATGTTCGGCGCGGGCATAGGGCCTTGCTCCGGGTCCGTCTTCGGGCCGGGGGCGTCAACAAACTGCGGCGAGGGTGCAGCAGTTTGAGGGCCTGGGGCATCGACGAACTCAGCCACTATTGTCCAGCTTGCGGCGGGGCCGTGTAGTACTTACCATTCGGGTGGAGGTAGTACATCTTGCCGTTGTGCATCTGCGTCGGCGGGTCACTATGAGAGGGCGGTTTTTGGTTGGGAGGCTTAGTACCGGGCGGTTGGGCGCTCGGCGGCTGGGCTTGCGTCGGCTGCACGGCTCCGGTAAGCGAGTTGAGCTGCTCCTGATAGCCGTTGAGCTTAGCCTTGTAGACCTTCTCTTGGGTGTCGATCTTACCTAGTTCAGCGTTCATTTGGGTTTGTGCCTGACCTGCAACCGCATAACCAACAGAACCCATGATACTCCGCTTTGTCGCTTCAGCATCTTTGATGAGTCCAGCCATGGCATCCATGCCACCCTTGAGTGCCTGCACTGCAGGACCGAGATCGCTGCCGTCAATGTTGCCGCCGTTCTGCGCTTGCTGAATCCGCTCTTGGTAGAAGTCGGCCTCAGAGGCCGCCATGTCTGCGCCCGCCATGTCACGCGCATACATTGCCGCGAGCTGTGCAGCCTTAGGGCCGACGAGTTTGTTAAGGCTGTCCGTTGTGGCTTTCATCTCGTCGATGTGCGCTTGGAAGTAATTCACTTTTTCCGGCAACAGCTTCACGATCTCTTGCGACATCGCATCGTTCTTGCCGACCGTGGAAGCCATGACGCGCAAACGCTCCTGCTGCATTGGGCTAAGCTCACCGACTGCAGATTGAAGGTACGCATCGAACTGGTGTGGGTCGAGGTTGAAGCGCGGGGCTTCCTGTTGCCACTGCTGCACGGCCGCTCTGATCGTTGCGAGGTTCGGGCCGCTGGACGCCGTGCCAAGCCCCTGCTTGAGCAGCGTTACGGTGTTCTTCTCGAACGTTTCTTGAGCCGTCTCGTTCGCCCGCGTAGACGCGGCGTTAGGAACGTACGGCAGCTGCTCGATGATCTGCGCCTGCTGCGGCGTCATCGGGATGCCTGCCGCCTGGGCAATCTGCCCACGACTACCCTGGGGGCTCGCCATGATTTCAGCCTGGTTCTTCTGGAACCAGGCGGGGAAACTCTCGCCTCCAAGACCTGAAGCGCTGACCTGCGGGCCACCAGGCCCTTTTGTGATAGGCGGGGCGATGCCCGTACCTTGATAAGCCTGCTGCGTTTGACGCAGCATACCCTTCGAGCCAGCCAGAGTTGGATCGTTCTGAATCGCGTTGAGTAGGGCTTGCCGCTTGGCTTCAGCCGCCTGGTAGATCGCAGCTTCGGTTTCGGACCGCTTGAGTTGAGCCTGCTCCATCGCCTCTGGGGTGATCGAGTTCGCGAGCATGCCAAGAAGCCCGAGCTGTCCCTGGGCGGGATTGGCTGCGCTTAAACCGGAAGTATTGCCCGTGGGGCCGAGAGCTGGTCCTGCCATTACTTAGATTATAGCAGGTCCGTATGGACGGCGAATCCGGCCTTGCGGACGGCCTTGGCGTCATCCATGAGAACCTTCGCCCCGTCCGTCCGATACAGGAGGGATGTGGGCCGTAGGGCCTTTGCGGCATCTTCGGCCTTCTTTGCTAGGGCTTCGATGGGTTTGCCCTGGGCGTAGGTAATACCAACGATGCCTTCGGGAGAGGCCACCTGCACCTTGTCGTCTGCGTACATGAGCTGGCACCCAATGAAGTCCTCGCTCCACAGGTCCCCAATCTCCCCCGAAATCATCTGCCCTTCGCAGGTCTTGGTCATACCTTTGGTATGCTCGTAGGGGTACGGGGGTATACCGATCCGTAAACCGTACGCGAGGTCCTCCGAAGGGGAGGGAACTTCGCCGCCCGTGGCTAAGGCATAGAGATGATCGAAGAGACTGGGAAACAGCCGGAAGCTCGTGAGCTCGCTGTCGTACCCGAGGCGGGGTGTCCACTCCAGGAAGTATGCGTTCCCATCCTTGGCGACGAGCGCGTTCATGTCGTATATGCCAGCGGGAGCGCTTTTATCCCGAAGCACCTCGGCAAGTTTATCGTAACCAAGTGCCCCGGGTAGAGGACTCTTGCCTGCGTGATCGAACCAGATCGCATTGAGCGCACACCCGGTCGCAGGACCGACGTCGCCGTTAAGGAGTTTCTTGTGTTCGATAGTGAACTCGGCGGGGCCAACCCAGGCCCTGCCATTCCACCAGCGCGCCGTGCTGATTGGAACGCCGTCAATCTTTTCTTGAATGATACATTTGCCATTACCACCGAACTCGCTGATGAGTTCGGTGAGATATTCGACCATGTCCTCGGCATTCTCAGCGCCGTGGGTAGCATCCGAAGTGAGATAGCGGTCCGACTTAAAGTAGGAAGCTGTATCGCCGAGCCCTTTCGCGAACTCCAGGGCCGCGTCGAAGCTCTCGAAGGACTCATAGGCTGGGAGCATAGCCCCTATGCTCTCCGCAACGTTAAATCCGAACTCACGGTCCTTCTCAAGGCGATCCATAAACTTGCCCCCGCACACGACGGGTATACCGGCGTTAATTGCAGCGTCTGCCAACTCCCCCTTGCCGGTGGCATCGAAAAGGACGAAAGCTTTTTCTCCGCGAACATGGCCTTCTCGGACCCAGCGGATGAGGTCGAGGACATCCCCCCCGACTTGGACGAATCCCTCGCCGACCTTGCGGCTCTCTTTAGGTTCTATCCAAACACGGACCTCCGCACCCTCAGATCGGAGTCGCAGCCACCAACTTAGGCTACACGCGAAGCCGGATACAATTCCGACTCGCATTTACCAGACGCCGCCAGCCGCCATTGGGTTGCCACCCCATAGTCCTGCGTCTTCCGCCCCACTACCTGTAAGGCTTCCGGCTCCCCCGCCACCGAGCAGGCTTGCGCCACCAGTGAAAGGTGCCGCCACGAGAGATTCAATACCGTTTGCTGCGCCGCTGAAATCGGACATTGCCGTGTTGCGATCGTTTTGTGCAGTGTTTGCAAGGCCGCTAGCCATGCCTGCATACTGACCGCCCATCTGACCGAGGCTTCCCATACCCGCCGAGAGCATACCGGATTGCTGACCCGTCGTGCCGAGAAGGCCCGAGATCATCTGACCGAGGTAGTCGAGGTTCTGATTACCGAGGCCCGTATAAATGCTGCCCGCGGATTGAAGCCCTTGCAGCTGCTCGTTCGCCGCCTGATTCCCCATCTGAACACCGAGTCCCATCGTAGCCTGGTCGTTCTGACCTACGAGGCTTTGGATCAGGGCGTTGTTGTTCGCGCCGCCACCCATCGAGTTGCGCATCGTGTTGATCTGCGACTGACCGGCATTGCTTGCGGTCTGCTCTAGGCTCGCGAGCTGTGCGGGCTGGAGGCCGTTGAAGTTCGCGAGTTTACCCGCAACGCCAGCGGCGTCCGTAGAGTAGGGGTTCTGATAGCCCGATTGCAAGCCGCCTTGCAAGTAGCTGCCGAGGCCGTTGAGTAGCGATGCTCCACCGCCCTGTCCGTAGTATTGCGAGTCCGCGTTATTGACGATACTCCCCAGCTGGTTGTACACCTGGTTGAGGGAGTTGGTATCCTGTTGAGCTCCTTGCGCGGCTTGGTTTGCAGCGTTGTTGGCGCTGAAGCCGCCAATGATGTCGGAGATGAAGCCTATGGGATGCGTGCCTCTAGGGAGTAGTGAAGGGCTGTCGGCTCACATCCGAAGATGCGGTCGATTGCTTTCTGGAAGGTCTTGTTAGAGTACAAGCACGTCGCAACCATTTGTCGGTACACGCCACGAGCCAGGGCTCCGCGTAGTACAGAGAGGGCCATGTAGATAGCAGCAGTGCCTTTGCGGCCTTTGCCGGGGAGTGGGTAGAGATCGGTGACTTCAATGACGTCCTCATCTAGGAAGCGTTCGCCACACACAGCCAGGAGCTCGTCTTTGTCGAAGACGCCTAGCCAATAAGCAGCAGAGGGTTTGGCGGTCGGGGGCAGGTGAAAGTCCTGCCGGTATTTCTCCACGGCATCTTCGATGCGCGGGTCGCCAGGCATAAGGTTCTCGAAGCGGAAATTGCGGGAGAGTTTTTCAACGTGGGGGAAGGTCGTAGCTTTCATGTGTCTCCTAGAAAAGGTGCATGTTGCCCGTACGGGCAACCTGTCCGCCTGTGGGGGCTGGGTTTGTAGCGGCGGACCCGGTTCCGCCTGACTGTCCGGCCGGGTTGGACATGCTCGACCAGGGGTTCTGAGGGCCCATAGCGCCCGCAAAGCCCTGACCCATTCCCTGGAACCCCTGGCTAAGTCCTAGGACTCCGCCGCCCAGGTTCCCGTACTCGGGTCTGCCGTTCATGTAAGGGTTGGACGTGACCTGACCCGAGCCCAGGGGGGCCTGCAAACTGCCCCAGGGGCTCTGAGACTGCTTCAAGTTGCCTTGACCGTTCTGCCCATACGACTGGCCCTTCATAGAGTTGCCGCCCATTTGGTTCTGTTGAGGCTGCATCTTCATGTTTGTGCTGTTCCCGGCAGCCCCTTGGTTGGCTTGCCCGGCTTGTCCAAATCCCATCTCTACCTAGTATATCAGGTTGAGGACGGTACGCCCAGGAGGATGGCCTGGACGCCGAGGTAGAGGGTGAAAGCCGGAATCGAAGCCGTGGAGAAAGCGGTGACCTCTCCGTACAGGGAAAAGCCTGAGTACGTCCGGCCCGCACTCAGGGTAAATGAGGACCTGCCCCCGGTCTGCTGCGTAGCGGCACCCCCACGCACCTGAAGAAGGAGGTAAGGGATACCGATGACAGGAGTTGGAGAGGGGAATTGGGTAAGGTAAGTTGAGACGTTGACGATACCTGAAGCCCCGCTCGGCAGGGTTACCTGGGGAAATCCAAGGTTAACCGTGAAAGTCTGGCTAGACGGCCCACCGCTAAACGTCGGGAAGGCTATGGGGACGATGCCGTTGTAGACCCCCCCAATCTGCCAGGTGAGGTTACCGAAGAGGTTGCTCGGGGTAGCCACAGCGGCCGGGATTGCCAGCCGTGCCCCACCTTGAGGGAACGTGTAATAGGAGGCTTGATCGGTTGCCATTAGGAGGGCAGTACCAACGTTCTCTCGTAGGTGCCAAGAACGGCAACATCGTAGATCGCGATAGCCGAGGGCTGCTCAACTGTGTTCGTGATGCTCACGCTGAGCTGTGCTTGGTAACCGCGTAGGTCGGGGCTTACTCGGAAGATATGTCGGGTCTCAGGCTGCGCGTACGTCGAACCCGAGAGGTCGATGACGGGCGTCGTGAAGACCTGGGGTGCGTTCGGGGTGCCTGTGTTTCCCGTGCGGGAGGGGTTGTTCGGGTCAATGGTTAGCGTGACCTGAGCCGTGCCTTGCTGGAACGGGGCGCACAGGACGATGTAGCTGTACGTCTTCTGGACGTGAGGCTTACCCGAGGACGTAAGGGGCGACGTCCACGTTGCCGTGACCGGCCCCCCCAGGTCTGTTTCACCCGTGTTCCAATTGTCGATAGAGGGGGCGTACGCACCGGCGCGAGCCGCAATAGCTTCACCCTGGTTGTACGGGTTGGCTGTTAGGGTTGGGTAAAACATTCTCGGGTTCGCGGAGCAGAAGGTCGCAGCAGTGACCGCGTAGTTGAGGTACGACCAGTCGCCCGTAGGCGTGAAGTACGCGAGCGTGAAGTTGCTAGCGGGGAACGAGAGGTACCAGGTGAGCCCAATAAAGAAGCTCACGGCGTTGATGCGATCGCTGTACGGGACGGAGCCTATAAGCGAGCGCACGGGTAAACCGATGTATTGGGGACCGTTACCGGCAAACGTGTAGGGGCCCTCAGGCGCTAGCCACCACGCCTGGCCGAGACCGTATACGAGAGTCTGCGGAGCGATGCAGCCAACATTGAACGCCTTAACGACGTAGTAGTTGTCCGGGTTGTTGCCGAAGAGCAGATAGCCGTTGCGGTTCGACATGACGAGGGCCGTGCCGCCCATCGAGATACCGCCTGCGGGGTTCTCCCCGTAGCCTGTATATCCTTGCCCAGAAGGCACGGTGACACCGTCGCCCACGAGGATAACACCGTCCACCTGATTGAACTGCCACGGGATACCGAGGCCACTCCACCACAACTGGTTCTGCACGACGTTGCCGTCACCCGAATAATCTACGGCGCTGAAGACAAACATGCGGTCTTGGTGTGAGAATATGTAACCGGTGCCGCCACCAAAGTTCGAGCCGAGTGGAGGGGGGTCTTGGTTGAAATCAAGAATCGCGTTCTGTTCGTAGTTTTGATCGGTCAGGTTATCCGTAATGGTAATCGTGCCGGTGCCCGCGCCCGCTGTGTTAAAGGCGAAGTACCATTCGTCGGTAAGTGTGGACAATCTGTAAACATTTGTCGAGTAACTCAAACCATCCGACGTCGTCCCGTTAAAAATTCCCGTCACATGGTTACCTTGACCGCCGGGGTTGATGACACCGTATGGGTATAAGAAATAGTTTGGCCCCGTGACAGGAGAAAGGCCGGTGCTTCCAACAGGCGTTGTCTCTTGAACATTACCCGATCCCGGCATAGTAACGGTTTGCGTAAAGGCGTAGTAGTACGTAGCGGCAGGGAATCCGGCAACGACATTGCCCGCAAGGGTGATTGCGTAGCCCTGCGTCGTGCCGTTGGGGGCTGGGTATTGCCACTGGTACAGGGCGTTGCCTGTGTTGAGGTAGTTGTACTGCAGCCCCGTGTTCGTGTACATCGTCCCGTTGAATTGGACGGCCTGCGTCCACCCCACGGTCCCAGCGTTGGAGAGGATCGTGTCGGTATTATTGAGCTCGTTGTACGTTATCGCATAGACGCCGCCCCCGTAGACGACGGAGAAGAGTATTACCTGATTCGTGCTGGAGACTTCGTAGGCATCCAGGCCGGTCACGAGCCCGCCGGGGTACGCGGCTAGGGTGGTGAGGTTCGTGCGCCCTTTCTCGGTCGAGAGAGCTCCTTGAACTCGCCACGGGTTTACGTTGGCGATAGCCGATGCGTAGCCGGGCGCGACGTAGTCGCCCGCCGAGGTGCTGTCGAGACCTCGGGCATTTGTGATTGCAATGAGTGGTTCGTACTTGTCAGAAGCCATTAGTAGTTATCCGACTCGCGCAGTTGAATGTAGACGGTGTAGCCCGAAGACCCGGTACCCAAGGCCGGGAAGTACGCCCGCAATTTGTCGCCTGAGTTCACGGTCGTCACCGCAAGAGAGGCGGGGTTCGTGGTCTGCTCGTAGGCGTTCGCAGCGATGGTAACGGCAGTCGTGTTAATGTAACCGGTGTTGCTGAAGGCACCCGTGCCGGTGTAGCGTTGGACTTGCACTTGGGACTGGGTCGTGCCGGTCACCTCTTGGCGGAAAATGATGTTGACGACCGTCCACGCGACAGAGGTCAGCGTGTTCTCGCTCAGGTCGTAGGGCACGATCTGGGTGCTGGCGGCGAAGTTAGCGCCGACGCCGGGGGTCTGCCCTGCGTTGCAGAGCTGCAGGATACACGTACGCCCGTCGAGCTTCGTGTAGACGAGGTTCCCCTGACCGTTGAGGCGTAGTTCGTAGAGCCCGCCTGGAGGGCCGGAAAGGTAGAACAAGTTGCCGACGAGGGCGCTTGCCGGGGTGGGCAGGGCCGCGACCACTTGGTACTGCTGGCCCGGAGCTCCGAAGGTTGTGTTACCCCCCCAGGGGTAGTCGATCTCAGTCCAGCTCATTTAGCTATCCGCCGCAAACTGTTGGCACGTAGGCGCTGTCGTGCCGTTCACTTGGAACCAGGAGCCCGCGGCCACATAGAGCATACCCGTTGTTTGCCCCGTGGCCGTTAGACCGCCTGAGGTTCCGCCGAGATAGATGCCGGTTACAGCACCCCCGTAGAAGCTGTAGATACAGTCGAAGCCCGTCGTGTTCTGGGTCGCGGTGTTGAGGGTGATCGTAGGCGTGGCGATCCATCCCCGGTTGACACCGAAATTGCCTTTGATACGAACGCCCGCACCAGTAGCCGATAGCAGAATAGCGGACGTGCTGTTGGCAGTAGTGCCCGTACCAAAATCGTTCCCCGAAATGAGTAGGCTCGCGGGTGCCGTGTTAACGACGATACCGTACGTCTGCCCGGTATACGTCGATCCGCCCGGCAACGTGTCGTTGCCAATGCGGTTGCCAATAATGGTAACGTCATTGTTGGTGTTAGCCAAGATGATACCCGTGCCCTTATTGCCGATAATCATCGAGTTCGAGATGTTGATGTTCGTGCAGCCGCCCCCGAGGAGCCAGCCGTACGTGTTCGATACGGTCGAGTTGTTTAGGCAGCGTTGCTGAACGAAGCTGATCGTGTCGATAATACAAGCGTAGTTGTTTGGATTCATCGAAATGCCGACGCCTTGCGACCCCGCGGACCAGCAGTTCGTAAAACAAATCTGATAGATTTTTGCGGTCGAAGAGTTTGCCGGGTTCATGTAGACGGCTGAGCCACCCGAGAGGTCGCAGTCCATATCGAATATAAAACCGTTGTAGCACGATACTCCGGATGGGGGGTCGATAAGAAGGCCGTAACCGTTTTGGAAGATGTCTACAAACCCGATGTAGAACCCCTGCGCGTTCTGCAGATGGATGCCGGAGTTGTTACCTGACTGTCCGCCAAGCGTGCATGCGTAAATCCAGACGTCCGCGCACGAGTACGTCGAGCTGACAACACCGATCGAGATGCTGTCGTGGGATGCCGCGCCCGAGGAGAAGTAGCAGCGGGTAATTATGACACCGAGGCAAGCAGCCGTCGAGTTGCCGTAGAGTTCGATGCCGTTCCAGTAGGTCTGGGCAAACGTGCACTGGTCGATGTAGAGATAATTGTTGGCGTTGGGGGCCGTGATGCAACCGCCCGACGTGCAAACGTTTTGCGGGTTGAAGTAGATGCCGGTGATCGTGTTGTATACCGCGCCGGACGAGAGCTGAACGCAACTCGTCGTTGTCTGCGTGAACGCGAAGACCGACTGGTCCGCCCCCTGCCCGACAAGCGATACTTTGCTTGGCAACGTTAGCGTGGTGCTGAGCTTGTACGTTCCTCGCGGAATCCAAACCCAACCGCCGCCAGCGGTCGAGCAGGCGTTGATCGCATTCTGGATAGAGGTCGTGTCGTCAGTCGAACCGTTGCCGGTCGCGCCGTAATCCTTAACCGAGAACCAGCTCACCTGGTTGAGGGTTGAAGCGGCACCGAGCGTAAGAGTCTGATTCGGCCAGGTGCCCGTAACGGCAATGCCGCCCGCGCCCGTAAGGTTAGCGGTGGTCGAGCCCGTTCCGCCGTAGGTAACGGCCAGAGGGGTGCTTAGGCCGATGACCGGGTTCGTCGCCGTGCCGGTGTTCGTAATCGGTCCCGTAACGGCAAGAGAGTTGACGGCTCCAGTATCCGTTAGGACTCCAAAGCAAGGCGTACCGTTGACTGTAACGGTTTGATATAGTCCGCTCGTCGTGTCGCCTGTTGAAGACGTCAAGTTTGCATACGCAACACCGCCGAGGTATACGGCATAGGCAGCCGTGCCGTAGCCGTGACAGTCCACAATTTTCGTGAACATAGGCGAGAGGTTGACCGTCGTGCTGACAGGGAACGTAAAATTAGATGCCGTCACATAGAAAGGGTCTGCTGCGTTCGCATTGAAACCCGTACACGAATCAAGCATCGTGTTGTAACAGGCGCGATTGACCGCAACAGTGGCTTGACCCGTGTTACCCGTCACGCGGCGGATTAGTGTGTCATACGAATCCCAAACCGAGATGCCTTGAATGAACCCGTAGACTCCGACGTTATCAACGGTAAATCCCGATACCGCGTTTAGCATGAGCCCATACTGCCGAGAACCCCCAGGGTTTGTATCTGCAATGAGGTTGACGTTGATGAGGCTGCCGCCATTTGCGAGCGACACAGGGCTTGCCGGGTTGAACGTGTTATACGTGTTGCCGCCGAGCGTGAGGCTGCGGTAGTTGATCGCGCAGATCGTGACCGGGTCAGAGGCGGTAGCCGTCAGAGGTGAAATAACCCAGTTCAGCTGCGAGCCGGGTACGACCGTGATCGTGACGCCCCCGGAAGCTCCAACGAGGGAGACCCCAGAACCAAGCACGATCGTGCTAGAGACGTTAAGGGTGCCGGACTTGGGAGGCGGCAAGAACGCCACGCCGCCCCCAGCCGTTGCGGCAGCGTTGCAAGCAGCTTGGATCGCTGCCGTGTCGTCGCCGCCAGTTCCGTACGAGGTGCTGTAAGCCTGGGCAGAGAAGATGCCAAGGGCAGCGTTAGCCGGTAACGAGACATTCGCGTTGAACGCGTAGTCGTTAATAGCCCAGCTACTCACAATAACCCCAGCCGCCGCCCTTGTTGTTACCCTTCAGATACTTGCGGCGATAGGTGAAGAGCTTCGGGCCGTTCTGATAATCACCCTCGAACTGCTTACGGTCGGAGCGTAGCTTACGAACTTGCGCTTCGTACTTCTGACTTGCGGCCTGGAACTGGGCACCAGCCCGGTCGCCGTCGTTGGAGAACGAGGCGTACTCTACGATCTTCCAGGCAAGCCCGGCTGCGTAGTTACTCGGTAACGTCACCGCGTCCGTGAGGTTCACGTACTGGCTCGGGACGCGGACGCCCTCAACGACCAGGTCGTAAATACCGGCAGGAGCCGGAACGATACCGATAGAACCCCCGCGCCAGTAGTACACCGGGCGCTGACCGTACTGGTAGATGCCAACGCCGGGAGCCGGGGCTCCCTGGGTATTAGCAATGGGGAAGGTCTGTGGAGACGTTACGTTCCAGGTCGGCGAGTACGGCCCGATCGTACCTGGAGGGCCGCCACTACCCGGCGTTTGCACCGGAGTCGTGGCGTCGTATCCGCCCGCCAAGCCTTGATCGTAGTCCTGCGTCTGCTTCCCTTCGAGGAGGTCGATCGACGTGCGCGGAAGAAGTTGCCCTGCGAGGTAAACCCGCTGCGGAGCAAGGATGAGCTCGGGCGTTGCGTATTCCTGCTGGTTCGCAACGGTCTGGGTGTACAGACGGGAGACTGGGAACTCACAGTCGCGGACCATCTCCTGGCAAGCGTCGTTGAGCCAGGAGATGAGCTGGGTATCGGAGTAGCGTCCGACAGAGGAGGGGTCGTTGAGGAGCCCGCGGGCCCTGGTGGTAACGTAGGATACGATCATTTACATTCCTAGAACGTGGAAGCCGTGAGCGGTGAGGATCGGCTGTAAGATAACATAAATTTGCCGGACGACGAGCAGAGCCAGGCCGCTGCCGAAGGTCCAAGCGGCTTTCGTGAAGTTGTCGTTCCAGCGCTCGTCGCGGATCGCCTTAGCCCGCTCGGCTGCAACACGCATAGCATCGCGCTTCTCAAGGGCTTCAATGCGGGCGAGGGAGTTCTCCGTGGCCTTGACGAGCCCGGGGATGACTTCGTTTACAAGGTGACGGATGACGTGAACAATCCCTTCTTCTTGGGGAGAACCCCAGAGAGTTTCACGGTTAGCCGACTCCTGATCTTGGGGCATAGCGCCCCCTACGGCGTAGCGAACCCGACGACGGTGATGACACCCGCCGGGGTGGTCGTAGCCGTGACGACCGCGCGTACCGCGACCAAAGGCCGCGAAGCTAGCATAGTTGGGTTAGCAGCAACCATAGGGTTCGCATCCACGCCCGTGCCCGCCTCAGAGGACGGAGCAGGCAGGAGGAACCATGAGGATGCCGGAACGATAAGCGCAAGTGCCTGCGGAGTTCCCGCAGTGCCCGGCGTATCGAGGTACTTGAAGAGGGCCGGGTCGAGGGTGCCATAAACAGACACGGAGTAACCCGTGCCGCCGCCGAGAACCTGAAACCCCCACTTGGAAAAGCCGATGCCTTCCCACATGATGGGGCCCGAGTCCGAAACGCCAATGGTGCCATACCCCGTTAAGGGCGTGGCAACAGCGGTGACGCCTGTTGAACAGGACAGGAGCGGTCTGCCCCCGTACTGTCCAACTCTATTTAGACCTGCGCCCGAAGCCAAGGGTTAACCCCTTACGCTACGGAAGACTTGGTCAGGGTGAGGGTGAAGGCAGGGATTTCGAGGGCGAACGTGCCCACGCCCGACACCGGCACCGAGATCGTCTCGGCTTGGATGGGGATAGAAATCGAGACCGGAATGAGACCGGAGACGAATTTGAGGATGGTCGAAAGCATACTCATATTATACCCTAGTAATCCACGCCCGGTACAGCGCCGTATACTTCCCCGATACCAGTGGACTGGCGCAGGGGCATCGGAACGATAGCCAAGGCGATGGTGAGGTTGGTGATCGTGGTGGTACCGTTGGTCGTGGCACGAAGCGTCAAAGGAATACCCGCCGGGTACACCGCGTCGTAATTCGTGGGAATCAGGATACCGTAGCCGCCGGTCGTGGAGGCGTTCGGGAAGTTCGCAACCGTGAGGCCGACGTCAGCCGCGAAAACCGCGTTGCCAGCAACTGCGACGTTCGTCGGATAGCCAAGACCGCCCAGCACCGCGCCTGTGTTTGCGATGCCGTTGATACCTACGGTCGTGGCTGCGTTCGGATCGAAGGAGTTGTCGTTACCGGCAACGTTGCCTTGGGTATAGGCACCCGTTCCAACCACGAGGTTGAACGTCGCACCGAGGGCTACAGTCGCCGACCAGTACACAGCGATCTTGCGAATCTTGTACTGGACCGGGGAGATGTACGCCCCTTGGATAGCCGTATTCGCCTGCGAGACCGCAATCGTAATAGGCCCGTAAGGCTCGGTCGTCGAGACCGCGCTCAGCGTATCCGAGCGCGGGGTGACGTTGATCCCGTCGAGGGTTAACGCCATGTTAAGCTCCCTGCGAGCCTACGACTCCGCGCCAGCCGAGGAAGGTGTAAGCCGAGCGGTACGAGGTCTTCATGTTGAAGCCGCTGGTGAGCGGGTCCATCCAGGAAGCAACTCGGTTCTCCCACTTGTGCGCAACCACGAGTTGGTGGCTGTCGCCCTCGATGTCGCCCGGAGCGGCCGAAACCATCCAGAACGTCGGCGAGGTGAAGTACCGGACGACCATCAGCTTCACGGTCTCGTGTTCGACGTTGATCGTGTTCTGGTTGGTGTACGGGGCATACGGGCTGCCGAGGATTTCCTCAGCCGTCTTTGCAAGCTGCGGGCCGCAGAGAAGGTGAACCGGGGTCCGGCGAGCCGGGAGGCCACGATCCGAGAGGAGCGTCTCGAAGAGGATGTAGGCTTGCTGCAGGGCTTCCGGCGTCAGCTGGGTTGCACCCAGGCTGTTCGAGAAAGTCTGACCGATGGCCGAGTAGACGCCCGTGGGGGAGGCTACAGGTGCGAGCGGGTGAACCGTCGAGAAGAGCGGCTGACCGTCCGTACCAAGCACGTTCGTTGCGTAACCGAGGTTAATCGTGTTCCAGAACGTGAGGTCCTTCGTTTGCTGCTCCGAGTCCGCGAGCATGGCCGGAATCTTCCCCATGAGGTTCAGGGGGTCTTCGAGCTGCGCCTCTTCCGTGATCGACACGGCCAGGGCGTAGGTGAAGTAATTCAGCGTTGCCGGGATGAGCTCGAAGGGCTGGTCGAAGTTCGGGGCTCCGCCTTCTGCCTTGAAGTTCAGGGTGCCAAGTTCAGCAATCGGCAAGAACGACGCGAAGGATCGCTTGACGTCGGTCGTGATGATGTTGAAGTACTTGGTGTAAAGCGGCGGGACTTTCTGGGCGCGATTGGTATACGCCTTTTCGAGAACCTTGCTTTGGGCTTGTACCGATGTACGGGTGTTGACGGTTGCCATTTCTTAGATGATTCCCCCGTTGAAGTACGCGAGTACGCGCTTGCCGGAAGTTTCGGAGCCGTTACCGACAACCGAGGCGACACCGTCCACCGATCCATAGATCGTCATGATCTTGTTGGACTGAGTCGTGTCGAGGGCAAAGAACCCGTTAGACTGGATCGCAAGTCCTGCGGTCGTACCAACGAGTGCGGGGTTGTATGCCTGCACCAGGGAGACCTGATACAGCTGGTTGAACTGCGGACGGATGACGTACTGCAAGAACGTCTCGGCCGGTTGGAGCGGCGGATACTGATTCGATGCGCCAAAGAGAGAGTTGACACCCACAAGGAACGAGCCGCCGGGACCGGTGAAGTAGTCCGAGAGGCTGTCTTCGATCGCAAGACCGATGACGTTCGTCGCCTGATTCGTCGCAGCGCGGTTCGCACCGCGGTAGTTGGCGAGCGGGAACGAAGCCGAGAAGGCCGTACCGGTTGCCGTGGTCGTGGTCGTCGCTTGCTGCAGGACCTCGAACGACGGGTAGATCGAGGCGTAGAAGGCGTAGTTGGTTGCGCCCGCCGGTGCCGTACCCGCGGGGACGTTAACCGAGAAGACGTAGCCCGGAGCGCAGTTTACAACGAACTCAGCGCCGGTCTGAGACTCAGCACCGGTAGCCGTGTAGGTGAGCTGCACGTAGTACGAAATCGCCGGTGCAGACGCCGAAGCGACACCGGTGATAGTAACCGTGCCTGCAGCGTTCGTCTGAGCGGCCGTCGAGCTCACAGAAACTGGAGCGCCAAACGTGGGGCCTGCAGCAGTCGCGAGAGCGCCCGTTCCGCCTGAAGGCGTCACGATGCTCGTGCCGTTGGTAAGCTGCGTTACGAGTTGGAGGAAGTCGCCACGCCGCCAAGCAGCGTTCGGAACCGGGACGTAGGGAGCTTCGATGAACGCTGAGCCGTTTGCGAACGGTCCCGCCATCGGCTCGAAAACTGGAATAACTGCCATTAGTGGTATAAGTGTAGCAGGACCTTCCTGCTAGTTGCAACCCCCCAGAGAAAGAGGCCCCCGCTTTCGCAGGGGCCTCCGCTCTGGTTCGAGCCGCTCGGGCCTTATCCCGAACGACGACCAGCTCTCTAGGGCTTCGCCGTTACCGTCATCTTAGCCTCAGCACCGACGTTTCCAAACTCGCTTTGGATCGCGGCAGGCTGTTGGACAAGGCGGCTGATAGCCCATTCCTCGTTTGCCAAGTAGATTTTCTTGACCCACTTAGGCGGCATCGCAAAGAGGGAGAGCGACTCCCACGTCACGTATGTGTTGGTCCCGGTGACGTCGGCTGAATACTCAGCCATGGGGTTCGTATCATCGACCTCGTCCGGGTGAATAGCGATGAGAATGCCGGAGCGTTCCCACGCCATCGTTTGGCGGTCCGTACGTTTCTTCCAAACGTACTTCCAGCCGGGCTTGGGGTCCTTGAGGATAGAGGCAGGGTCCCCTAGCATCTTCGTTGCATCCATGCCCTGGTAGCGCATACCGATATACGGGGTCGCACTGATGCGCGTCCCGTTCGGTAGCGCTACCTTGGCACCTGGCTTCTGACGTTCTGCATGCTCCACAAGGGCACGTTCTTGAATGATCTCAGCCTCGGTCATCGGGGCCACGTTCTTAGCCATTAGCTATTCTCCAGTTCGATGTCAGCTAGGATAGCTGCCATGTCCTCGTCAGAGAGGAGACCCTGACCCTTGAACTTGTTGAAGAGGGCTGCGGTCTTGGGGTCCTTGTCGAACACCGTCTGGGGAGGGGTGGGAGCTCCTGTCCCGCTCCCACCCCCCATGTTGGGGGCCTTTTCCCGCTCGGCGCTTTCAGCGGCTTTGCGATAGACCTGGGCGGCTGCCGCATCCCAACGCAAATTGAGCTCGCGGTTGCGAGCCCCTTCGTTCATCTGGAGGAGAGCCGTACGGTTGACGTCCCGAATCTGCTGCTCGAAGACCGGCAGGATCGTTTTGAACAGCGGGTCCGAGCTCTTGCGGCTCTTGAAGTTGTCGATGAAGAGGTCGCCCGTTGCGGAGGTATACGGGGTGAATTGCTGGGCTGCTTGACCGATCTGGGAAGCTGCGGCCTGACGGGCGATCTCGGCTGCCATCTGCGCGGGGTTCTGCCAGAACTGCTGGTTGAGCTCGTTAATCTGCTCTTGGGTCAACTGCGGAGGCGGTTGCTGCCGCTGGTGCACCTGGTTCGGGTCATCGACCCGGCCTTCGAGCGCTGCGCGCAGATTGTAAATCTTGGAGGGGTCGGCCTCTAGCCGATCGGGAATGTCTCCCAAAGCGTCGAATCGCTTCGCCTTCTCGCGGAGGGCTTCCATTTCCGCGTTGAGTGCGGCGGCTGCCTGGGCTACTTGGTCGTCTTCGTCGGCCATTATTGGAACATCCTATTAACTGATTCGGGAACATCTATCCCGGCTGCGGTGTAAATGGCGCGGACCACAGCCTTTGCTCCCTGTAGGTAGCTGACATCTGTGCGCGTCCCACTAAGTATATCACGACGAATAGGAAGTACAACTCTTCCTATTTCGCTAAGGACGAGGTCCCAGGCTTCGGTCGTGTAGACCTCAGCTAGACCTTCTTGGAGCTCGCGTTCCTCAAGGGTGCGGGGCGTTTGGGTGCGGGGCACTAGGCTTTCCTCCTGAAGAACCTTTGGTTGGGTTCTCTCCGTGCATGGCTTGGATCATTTGAATCTGCTGCTGGAACTCCTGCTGCTTCTGTGCGGCCTGGGCTTGCTGTTGGCCGCGCTCTTGGGCTTCCTGCTCGGTTCCGATGAGCTGGGTTACATCTGGTCTGTTGAAGGATTCTAACATCATACGTACGACGTTGTAAGACTTGGCCTGGTCCTGACCGATCCACGGTACCTGGAGCAGCATCTGCCCGAGGCCCATGTTGTCGCGGCGTCGTTCCATCGAGTCGAGCGGGTCGGAAGACCCGGCGATGTCGAGCTGGTAGTCCTTCGCCAGGACCTCGCGGGGCAGCGTGAACTGCTCGCCCCCGTCCTGGAACTGGGGATCGTCGGGCAGATACTGGAGCTTGAGCCCGTGGATGAAGTTGAGGATGACTCGGCAGACGATACGAAGGCGCAGGGCGATCGTGTCGTTCCGGGTCGTAGTCGAGGCCATCTGGGAGCGCATTTCGGTTGCCGAGCGCTTGCCCGAGCTCTGAGCTCCAAGGGCAGGAGCCGCCTGGCCCGTGAGCTTATCCACGTAGGAGTTGAGCATCGTCTCGTTTTGGAAGGAGGCGATGGGGACGTTCGGGAACTCCATCCACTTGACCGACGTGTTGGGGTCTGTTACAGACCATCGGGCACCCGGAGCGAACATCTGCTCGTTGTTGTCTAACTCTTCGCCATCCTTGTACAGGAGGGGGACCTGGAGCATCAGGTCGATAAGGTTGTTACGACCGTTGTACATCGAGTTGATCTCGGCCTGGATAGGAGCGAGACGCTCGCAGAGCGAATAGCCGTAGAACCGTAAGGGTCTCGGCATCGGGCTGAACGCAAAGTAGGGACGGCTCGGAACGATGTACTTATAGTTATCGAAGCCAAGGAGGCGCTGACTTCTTTCGTGTACGTAGAAAACATTCTCCTCGGGAACACCGTCGAGGTTCATGTCGTACTGCCGACTGTTGATCCGCCACACCTTAATTGGCCCGCGGTTACGGAAGAACTTCGACGTTTGGGCTCCTTGCCCGAGTCCGATGTTGATCTCTTCCGTGATATTACGATCAAGCGAGCCCTGTCGGTCGCTCGCGAAATCGTTATTGCCGTTAGGAACGTAGTCGAGCGCGAAGTTTACCCAATACTCGTCAAGGATGCCTTCGCGAACCATTGCCATGAGCTGGTCTTCGTAGAGGAAAAGAGCACGACCTACACCTACGGCAGCGTCTATAGATTCCGCTTCGTCGGGTATGAGGATGAAATCCCGAAGGAGAACCGGAGTGAGCTCGACGTCATCGTAGTCCACGGTTGTGACGTCTGTGACCTGCCGCTCCGTGCGAGGTTTCCCGGTTGTCATGTCGAGAACCGGGACGCCCTGTGGGTCTTTCTGGGGCGTGAATGTTACGATTTTGCGCTTTGTTTCGGTCCGCCTCCAGAGAGCCTCCATTATGGCGGTGCCGTCTCTGAGGCTGAGATGCAGCCAGGTGAGGTACTGATCGTACCACGTTGTGTTGCCTCGCTGGCGGACGAGCTCGGCGTTATAGTAACGCTCGACGTCGTGAGCGGTAGCCGCAGCATCCTCAGTATTGCCAGTGACGATGTAGAACCGGGGTACGAAAACCTTGCTGGAGATGTAGGAGAAAAGGGCATCGAGCTGGGCTGGAATGATGGGAATGAAAACGTTTGAAGCACCGGGCCACGGGTGGTCGGTGTCTTCGACCTTCATATCGTAGAGGTCGGTCCAGTCCTTGAGGTTCTGCTCTAGCGCTTCGCGTGAGGAAAGGGATGCGTTGATCCCCTGCCACAGATCGTTTGAGAGCTGCTCCCAGTCATCACGACTTAGGGAGACGCCCCCGGTGGTATAGGCGGCTGGAGCTTGAGGCGTCGAAGTTGTCTTCGACGTCAGCTTCCGCTTACCCATTAGTCCTTAGGTCTGTGGAACCCGATGTTCGCCGAGTGGAACGGGCCGCGCGAACCTTTGTCCATGTGCTTGGCGTCGTGCATCGGCTTGATGTGGTCGATGTGGCCGGAGGTCTGGGGCTTGGCCGAGAGGCCATGCGTGTCGTGCTTGAGCTTCGAGGTGTGCATGCCGCCCTCCACGGTCTTGCCGTGCTTGAAGTCTGAGAAGCTGGTCGTGATCTTTTTACCTTTCGCCATTATTGGCCCATCTGATTGCGGAGACCGTGGACGACCTGACCTGCGTCATAGCCCCCACCCTGGTTCATCTGCTTGGAGAGACCCGACTCCGGCGCACCGTTCGAGTACCCGCCCCCCTGGTTCATTGCCTCAGAGAGCTTGGTGAACGTCGGCTTATCCAAGCCGCCGCGCTTTTTCTGTTTGAAGACGGATTCTTTACCCATGTGTTATAAGTGTACCCCAAGCTGGGCCGAGAGTCCAACCCTCACCCCGGAAATCTTGCCGCGCTTCGCCACTGCTGGGGGACCATCAGGACCCCAGCTAAGGCGCTCCTCCAGCTCCTCGTTGCTCTGCTCCTGATCGTAGATCGTCTTGTCCTTGCACCGCCGCACGTAGGCCCGCTGCATTGCCAAAGCGTCTAGGACGTCGTCGTGGTCGAGCGATCCGTAGCCGTCGAGCTGGCGCAGGAGTTCCCGGAACGTTGCCGAGCCGCGTACGAACTTGATCTTGCCTTCCCGGAAGAGGGGTTCCAGGGCCTCAATACGGGCACCCTTGGAGCGCTGCCCCTTAGCCTCGTACTGGGTCGCCATGTAGGAGACGATAGCTGTCCGACAGTCCAGGTCCTTGAGACCTTGCTGGATACGGGCGACCATGGCGGGGTCCGCCATGCCCGTCTCGATGGCAAGGTACTCGGGGGCAAAGACGCGAACGATGTCGCAAAGGTAGCGGCCTGCATCCGAGGGGACTCGCTTGAAGTCCTCAGCCCAGAGGATGTACCAGTTCTCTTGGTAGTCCGTACCAACAACGGTGACGCCGGTAAAGTCGGAGTATTTGCCCACGGTAGGTGCTGGGTCTACAGTCATGGTCACGCGCAGGGGGATGTACGTCCCATCGGGAAGTTCTAAGTGCGGTCCCGGTGACCGATAGAACTTCGCGTCAATAAAGGACATATGATGTTTTGGAAAGAGCTTAGTACCGATCTCCTCTGGGGAGTTATAGTACCAACTGGAAAAGAGCATCATCTGAGTCCGCAGGGAACGTCTCTGCTTCTCAATGAACTCTTCACTGAGGACACTTGGGAAGAACCATTCTCCATCGTTTACGACAGCCCGGATGTACTGATCCCATTCGCGGACTCCTGTCTTTTCGTAAAGTTCGGCGTCCTCGCCGAGGACCCAACCGTAAACGTCGTTGTGAGCCCAACGAGTGCCGCAGAGTATCACCGATCCATGAGGCTCAAGAACTGGGTAGACAGATTGGAGAAGAGTCCGGCTACGCTCGATTGCCTTCTCAGAGCGGTAATTAACATCAGTGACAAGGTCGTCCAGGATTACAAGGTCTGGATGAGCCCCTGTCAACGTGCGGCCGAGTCCTGTGGTAGCTATGGTAGCGTCGGTGAGATTTGCGTTGGGCCGGGAGAGGACGATCTGCTCTTCGGCCCAAATGAGTGCGCTGTCTTCGGGATTACCGAAAAGACGGACGAGGGTTGGGTTATTCTGCATGGCGTTCTTTACGGAACGCAAGACGCCCGCAGCATCCTGATCGTTAGCGCGGCCGTATACAATGCGGATGTCGGGCCACTTGTAGATGCAATAGACCATGAACGCCTTGATTAGAGACGTCTTGTACGAACCGCGAGGTGCGAGATAGACCTTCTTTTTTTGGCTCTTGCTTCCAAACTCCGGTACCTGGGATTCCAGGTTGTCGCACATCTCATCGTGCGGCTGCTCCTGGTAGTCGGGTACCATTCCGCTGTGACGCGCGAACGTTTTGAAGTCGCGCAGAATGAACGCCTTTTCCTTCTCCAAGAAGGTCCGAGCCTGGTTAGCCAAGCAGAGCCTTCATCTTGTCGGGGCCGATCTGATCTTGGATTATTCTGAGCTGCAAAGCTATCTGCTCGTCCGTCAGTACATCAACCGCCTCGCCTTGCTCCAGCTCTCTGCGAGCCTTAACGAGACCTCGGCGAGTCCGCTCCACGCGCTCCTGGATGTCCTCGTCGGATACCATCTTCATGAAGGAGAGAGCCGCCTTGGCGGCTAAGGTCTTGTCCTTAATGGGTACGTCATCTTGAGCAGCAGCAGCGAGCATATCCTCGATGAGGAGAGTTGTGCGATTTGTTATGCGCGCCGCAGCTTGGCGAGCGGAACGGTACCGCAGTCGGTCAAGGAGAGCTTGGACCGCATCGTGCTTGATAGCCTTCATGGCTCCGGCGCGAGCCTGTTCGCTGTCATGTTCGCAGTTGGCCGCTATGGCATATGCTTCGACCATGGTTGCGCCTACGTGAGCGCGGGCCTGCATCGTAGTCAGGTAGTCGAGGGCGCAGACGAACCGTGCGAGGGTCTCATCGCCCTGATAAATGACGGAAAACTCCATACGATCTTCCTCGGGGAGGGCCCGCCACCAGCGGTGGAAAGCGGCCTCGGGGAGGTCCCACCGCTCACCGGCGGAGGACTGGATAACAGCTAGAGGAGCTTGCCCCTCAGGCTGGAACGGCGTCTCCGCGTCCAAGGCTCTCATAGTCTTGGATCAGCTTCTCGAACACAGTACGGGGTAAAGCAATGGACTCGGGAACCTCCGGGCCAATGGCCCACGACAGCGCCACTAAGTCCTCGTCCACGGAGACCGCGGCTGTGCCGAAGAACTTGTTTCGCACGTAACGCATCTCTTTCGTCATTAGGACCGACCCTTGTTTTTGGGCCTACGGTGTCCGGCTTTTCGGATATTGGCTTCGGCACTCTTGACAGCTTTCTCTTTGTCTTTAGGGGCGGTGAGGATATGCTTGTACTCGGCCATGTGGTCGAGGTCTCCGAGCTCGCCCTTACCTGGGCGCGTCATGTCGGTGCAGAAGCAGGCCGAGTCTTTCTTCGCCACTACTTCTTCTTGCCTTTGGTCTTGGCTTTGCCCTTCATGAAGAACGGGGGCTTCTTGCCCGGCTTCACAGACGTGGCTTTTTCGGCTGCCTTCTTCGGCATCTCTTCGCCCTCAGGCGGCTCACCCTTCTTGCCCTTACCCTTCTTGGCAAAGGGGTTGGCTTTGGCGGCTTTCTTCATTGTGCTAATAGTACCATAAGCTAGCTCTTTTTGAGCTTGCCTTTCTTGGCGAGGTTGGCCTTCAGCCGGGCCTTAGCGTCCATCGCCTTCTTGGTAATGGCCTTCTTAGCCGCCTCGTCAGCAGCCTCGTCCGCTTTACTCTTAGGCTTGGGCGCAGCTTTTGGAGCTGGCTTGCCCGCTGGCTTAGTGGGTTCAGGAGCTTTCTTAGAAGCGGTTCCCTTCTGGGCCTCGCTCAATTTACCGCGGCTCGCCTTTGAGGGGTTCTTGCCTTTCGCATTGCGGACTGGAGCTTTGGGTTTAACCTTCTCGGCTACCTCAGACTTGGCCTCAGACCCGGTCTCTTTCGTGACCACGCGCTTGGCCGCTTTGGCTGCCGTCTTCTTGGCCCCACCCGATCCCCTAGGCTTAGTGCGCTTCTCGGCTTTCGGTTTGGGCTCTTCCTTGCGGATGGGCTTGTTGACCCGGTCTGGAGCCTTGGTGCCGGTCTTCTCAACCGACTTCGCGCTTGCGAGCTTAGGCTTCGGAGAGCCACGCTTGACCTGGCCGTCAGCGGCCTTACCGACCACTTTGCGGCCGGTAGACGTCATCTTGTTCTCGGCCTTGGCTGCTACGTCGGACTTGCCGGTTACCTTACCGGCAAACTCTGAAGCTCCCTCCGCAACCTTGCTTCCAAGTTTCCCAGCGATCTTTCCGAGTGCAAACTTGCCAAGGCCGATCCCGGCATCAGCGACGAGAGCATCAGGGCCAGCAACGTTAGCCAGGCCAATCTTGTCCACAACATCTGTATCGGTGTAGCTACGAGGCTTTCGTCCGAGCTTCCCATAAATCTTGGAGACGGTATCTCGCGCTCTAGAATCACCCTCGTCTGCCCTTTCCTCGGCGTCCAAGCGCTGCTTGGTGTAATAAGCCTTTTGCCTTGCCTTCTTGTCTTTGTCGTCAGCCACTAGGGGGCCTGCTGCGCGCCCTGTTGGATGCGCTGGACGGGTATTGCCCCATTAGGCCCGAACGCTGCGTTCATGTCCTGGCCGACTGCATCCTTCACCTGACCGGGGATGGAGGCGGCTCCCTTCTGGTAGCCCTGAGCCTCCTGGCCCATCTGCTGCTTGGCGTGGTCGAAGAGTATCTTCGCGCCGTGGGCGGCACCCATGAGGTAGGATTCCAAATGGAAAGGACTGGAGTCCCCTTTCGGGGACCCAGCCTTTACCTTCGTGCTAGAGGCCGGTTTGGACGGCTTGGTTCGCGTCTTGCTAGGGGTGCTCGCCTTGGCGGCAGAGACCGCCTTAGCCTTGCTCGCCTTAGAGCCTTTATCGCCTGTTACGGAATAGGACTTCCCATCGACCTTGTAGTCGTAGGACTTCGCCGGTTTAGGCTTGGCCTTCGGGGCGGGTTTCTTCATAGCCATTGGCTATAATGTTATCACATGTAGAAGGTCTAGTACGATCAGGAGCCCGATCCAGAAGGCGAGGCCGGGGAAAGCGTAGCCGCGCCATGCTCCGCCGTTACCACCGTAGGTGAAAAGACTGAAGACGATACCTACAACGATGAGGATAACTAAGAGATGCATCCTTCTAGTATACCCTAATATTAGGCACTGGGAGTGATGTAACCACAGGCGAAGGCGAGAATTGTGGACAGGGCTCCCGCTTCAGCCGGGGTCGCCGGGATGTTGAAGACCCAGATGATGAGGGTTGCTAGCGCCGCCCCCAGGGCCGCGGCCGTAACCTTCGGGTGAATCTGATCGGCGGGTAAGGGGTTAGGCGGTGTGGGAAGCTGGAGCAAAGAACAACTCCTTCTCGGCGGCTCGCCGGGTAACGAGGCCTGGCTCTACATTGCCGTTGGCGTCGTGGACGTACAGGCTGAAGTGATACTCCCAGGCATCCTCAAAAAGGTTCGAGTTGATGCAGGCAAGGCCGGGCGACCCCGCCAGGGCTCCCGTGTTGTACTCGAACGAAACGAGCGCCGAGAATTGGTTCGGGTTTAGTACGACCTCGACACAGGAAGCTACGACACCCGAGGCACTGGCAACGTCGGCCGAGAGGTAGGCTTGCGCTTGCTCCTGGGTGATTGTCATGCCGGGGTGAACGTCGGGTCCGGTGTGGCCGTAGCCAATCGTCCAGATGCCGCCGCCATCCTGATACGCCGTAAGTTCCAGCCCCTCGAAGTGTTCGATGAGCTGCAACCCGGCTTCGTTAATCTTTGGCATCGGGTCCTACCATCTCAATCCCATACTGACCATCGGGCTGCATGACGGCACCGTGTTCCAGCCGCTGAAAGATCGCTTCGGCAATAAGGTTAACCACATCGGGAGTGATAACAGCAACTGCGACTTGTGGAAATGCAATAGACTTTCCATCCTGCGTGAGCATGACGATAGCTGAGGTTTCGGGTTGTGCTTGGGCTGCTGCGCCCATGCCATCGGGTAAGTAGATTTTACTCATAGTCTGTCTCCAGTATACCGGCCACTGCTGCCTCGGCAATCACTGCGATTTCTCCTTGGGTGGAGGAGCAGATGTCGAAAGCATAGGGTCGGAAGATAATGTGGTCTTTAGGTTTGATGTCCTGGCAGTCTTCGGAGACGGCAAGGACCACGCCGAGGACTGGGGGGAGCTTTTCGTTGAACTGTACAAATATACCAGACTGAGTAAAGCCGTCACCAAGATAGGGATAAATAAAAGCGGTTCTGGGTTGAACAGGAACAATGGTCACTTCAACGCGATCTGAGTGGAACTCACGACGGTGATTCCTCGGACGAGACTTGCCGGTATCCACATAGGTCCAGCAATTGCAAAAGGAGAGGCAGCCGTTCTGTCGTCGTCCGTACATACACAAACAACGTCTTTGGTGCGTCCCGCCCAGTATCCGGTGGTGCGTCTGATACAGGGGGTATAAGAGGCAAGGGTAGCTGCTGGGGACTCGTGTTGTTGGCTTCCACTGGCTGTAGCGTCCTCCCACTCTACGACAACAATGTCGAAGGCTTTAGGTTTTTGAGGGGGTAAAGGTTTCTTCTTCACAGGGGGCGGTTCTCCCAACTTGCGCAGTTCGTGCATTGGTAACGCTGTTGTTGGTTCTTAAGTTTGGTGATGGCTATACCCCGCTTGATGAGCTTGTCCTCGCCACAGGTACGGCACGGGCCGTAATCGTTAACTCGCGGGTGGTTGCGAACCAGGGGTCTCATTCTCTCATAAGCTTCTGTCGTCATCTTGATGTCGGCGACACAATGTGCAACGACAGCTTTAATTGCCGGGGCATACCCTACTGCAGCTCGTCTCCAATGCTTCGAGTCCACTGGAGTCTTAGACGCCTTGAAATCGCCAAGCTCGGAGATGTTCTTAAGGGAGTTGCCCCCCGCATGGAAGTTGGCCTTAGCCGTAAAGCACAAGTCGATCTGCGTGACTGGGGCTAAGAATGGCAGGCGGTACTCCAATGCTTTAGACTGAAGCCACTTGCGGTCGAACATCGAGTTGTACCAGCCAACCACGACGTCGGCACTGTTATACACCTTGATAAAGTCTCGCAAGAGGGGCTTGTCCGCTGTAGTCATATCCTTCATTGCACTTGGGTAATCAAGCACGGAGGGGCAGTGTACTTTCTTTTCCCCGTACCACTGGTACCCGACGCATATCAAAGTCCCCCAACGAGAACGCAAGTCAGTAACCTCAATATCATAAACTAAGATGCGGGCTGGATTAGGCATTGGGGGTATCCTCCGGTGCGGGCATGACCCTGCTGGGTGTCAAAGCCCCGAGCGGGAACTCTGAGTTTTCCAGGAGCTTCTCAAACTGTGAGACGACCTCCTCCTCTTCGCTTACTTCTTCGAGAGCTGCTTGAGTGTTTCGTACTCTAGTGAGGAGGCTTGGCGCTGCTCTAAGAGTCGCAGCAGTGCGGCTCGGACTTGCGAAAGGAGCAAACTCGGGGGGAAGGTCTTTGTACTTTCGGACGCCATCAGTCAGACACTGGCGGATCACTTGGATCACCGGGGTATGAAACTCCTCCGCCAGTTCCACTATCGCCTTGTACAGGTCCAGTGATATACGCCCGGCTATAGGAACGGTAGTCTTCGCCATCGCAGCCGCTGCAGAAGCCCTCTTGCGGAGCTCCGCTACCTCGTCCCGCTTTGTCGCGGCGCGCTTCGGGGGTTTCGTTATCTTCGGGGGCGTATCCCATTCACTCATCTCCAAATCCTAAACTTTGTAAGTAGCCCGGGTAAACTTCCCGGGGCGGGTCGGGCATCCTGCCAAAGGGTCCTTGAAACAACGGGTCATCAGGCGGTGTGATCGCGAGAACCCAACTCACCAGCACGTCGCGCACGAGCTCGCTCATAGACACGTTACGCTCGAAGGCGTGGCGGCGCATGGCCTCGTGCTGTGCGGGCGTTACGCGAATAGCCAGGAGTTTAGTCGGACTGGGCATAGACTCCAATAACGTTCTTGGTTGGGAGTAGCAACACCTTCTCCCCGTCGATCTCCAGTTCGCAAGCGCCGTACGCTTTGAACACTACTCGGTCGCCGATGCTAATGCGGTCGGTGCTGATCCCATGAGCTGCGAGACCGATAACGTACCCTTCGTCTGCCTCAGCAGTCCGGACAGTGTCCGGCAGGATGACGCCTCCGGCAGACTCTGTTGGGCGTTCGGCTCGACGAACGAGGATGTGATCGTTGATGGGTGTGAGCATGGTGTTCGCGGGTCTCCTGTCGTGCTTTGGATGATGTAGGGTGGAGTAAGGGTGCGCAAGGGCGGGAACGGGCCCTGGGGCTGCCACGTTTGCGGGGGCGGGCTTCCGCCACTGCAGCGAGGGCACACCTCGATCTTCGGATTAATTGCCGTCCCACACTGAGGACAAATCCAGCCGGTCATACGGACCTCTGGCGGGCGCTGAAGCCGGAGCAGCTCTGGTTTGGTGCGCGGCACTCCCGGCACTTCGAGTCAGACGGCGTACGGGCGTCGTTGAAATGGGCGAACTCGTCGTGGCCGCAAACGCACTGCGGGTTAAACTCCGGAAGCGGCGGCTGCGGCCGCGGATCGAAGATCGTCTCGGGGTAGTGCGTAGGCACTTACGCTTCCTCCGCCATGAGCTCCTGCGTACGCAGGCCAATCTCAAGCAACGCGACCACGGTTCTTACCGGCGGCTCTTTTGAGGCGATAGCCAGCTTCAGTATCCGTTTCTCCAGGTGCTTGGGTATCCGCGGCCGGAATGCTCCCCTGCTCTCCACTTCCGCTTTGGCGAGGGCCGCTCTCGTGGCTTGTTGGATCGTTCTGGCTGCTGTGAGTCGCGAGGTGACTAACCTCCGAGGCGCGGGCGTTGAGCTGCTGTCGCTTGTAATCAAGGTCCTCTACGGCCCTTTCGTCTTCTGATTTCATGATGGTACCATTCCTTCGTGGCGCGTGATTTCCTGCATACCGTGGTACCAGGCTGTGTTGATATTGTACACGTTGACTGAGTTAACGTCTAGTGGTACACTTTAGCCCTAGCCTTCCTGACCGGTAGCAGGAGGATCGGGAGCCCCCCAGGAGCTGGGCGCTAGAATCTACCGGGCTCCTTTTCTTTGCGATTTTTGTAAAACTTTTCGCGCACAAAGAGGAGTACGGACAGGTAAAGGCGGCCCCCTCCGCCGGGGAGATACCCCCCCTTGGGGGGTAAGGTTGCGATTTGCAGCGTCGCATCTAGGCATGCAGAGCTATGCTCTGCATGCTGTTGTTGTGCGTTGTTAGTGTCAAAGACACTAACTCCTCGCGAGGCAGCTTTTGGAGCCGATGCGGCGAGTAGATTCACGCGCGATTCTACCGGGTGCGCGCCTGCGTAATTGAGACGCGCGATTTTTGCTTCGCAAAAATGGCCGTTGACAAAAAATCCGAGATCGGTTACGGTGTTTGGGCCGACCCGGTTCGACGCCGCCGGGTCCCGGCATCACACGGCGTCACGTCGGCCCCAAAGGGGCCAGGAGCAAAGCTCACATGGCACAAGCGCAATTCTCGCTCGAGCAGATCATGAGCGCCTGCAGCAGCAAAGCTGCTGCAGCAACCCCGGGAGCGGAGTGGGTCAAAGCCGCCGATCTCGAAGCCAAGCCCTTCTCGATACGTAGTATCGAGAAGAGCAAGAGTGCCAAGTTCGGCACGGAGCAAATCGTGTTCACGCTGCTCTTCGAGCAGCGGGAGGTCAAGCTCGGCGTGGGGGCGAACGGGCAACAGGGGGAAAATCAAAAAAAATAGGCACCAAAAAT